GAGGGTGCACGGTACAGTGAACTGGTTCAGGAAAGCTGGCTCAAGAGTGAGAACCTCCTCCAGGAGCGGGGGGTGGAGTATCGACTCCATCCCAAGTCCAGAGTGGTGCCCGGGAGATAGCAGTGGCTAGCGTAAGTGATCTGATAGGCGAAATGTCCGAGCGAGTAGGGGACGTGGAGCTGGAACGGATAACCAAGGAGCAGTGTCTCGTTCTCATCAACGTCGCTGCTCGTGATCTCATCAACGCCGGCATCGTCATCGGACTCACCGATAGTGAGACCCTCTCGGCGACGGCCGGCTCAGACTCCGTAGTGCCGGCAGACTTCGCCTACATCCATGACATCTGGGGAGGCACTAGTTTCTATACGTGGATACCCTGGTCACACTGGAGCCTACGGGTGGTCTCCTCGGCACCCAACATCCATTGGGACGATCAGCTCCTGGTGACGACAGGTACTGTCCGGGTACAGGGCAGCCGGCGCCCCAATGATAGCTACGCGATTGGGTCGGGGAGTATCGACACCGGTATGGAGGCTTTCATCCGAGAACGTGCTGCATCCGCCGCCGCCCGCCAACTAGCGCAGCAGGCCGAAGGAGCGACTGCGCAGAACCTTGAAGCCATTGCCGCCGCCACAGGGGGGGAGAGCGACACCCTGCTCCAACTCCTGGCGGCGCAACCACACTTCCGCCCGGCCCTGTACGCGCGAGCGGTGCCACTGAGGTAGAGATATGATGTACCCCACGGAGTTAGACAAAGCCTGGGCTGCGGGGCTCTTTGATGGTGAGGGTTGTGTCTGTGCCCTTCGGTCGAACAACCGGAGCAAAGGGCGGGAAAACTACGCCCTGCATGTTACTGTAGGAATGACGCATCTAGATACGCTTCAAAGGCTCCAGCGATTGTGGGGAGGGCAGCTTTACACCAAAGTGGTACGGGGGAATCGGAGACCTGCATGGAACTGGACATTAACTTCCGAGGGAATTGAACCTTTCCTGCGTGCCATTTTACCCTTCTCCTATACCAAACAGAGTGAAATTCTGCTTGGTCTAGCCGCTCTGAAAGATTGGGGGTTCATCCCTAATGGGCATGTGCGGCAACAGGGAATGCCTATCGAATTACTTGCCCTAAGGAAGGGATACTACCTGGCCTTACAGGAGGCAAAGAGATGCCCAGTGTAGACCTCCACAGAACGGAAGTAGCATACAATATCGGGGATGGGGCGATGGAGCGAGTCAACCGCGACCTACTGTTGAACTTCGTGAACCGGGCAGCCCGCGACTTACAGAACTCTGGCTGGCTGCTGCCACAGGAGCACGCTGAGAACATCGAGCTGCTCGACAACGAGTACGAGTACGACGTACCCGCCCGCTTTGCCTACATCAAGGAGATTCGCCTTGGGGATAAGAGTGTAGGGAACGCCGATACGGTGGACACGGGGACTGAGTTGGGTGCCGCCATCGCGGACACCACCACCACCTCCGTCACGGTCGACGATGGCACCATCTTCGCGGTCAATGACCTCATCCAGGTGGACGACGAAATCATGCTGGTGACGGCCATCTCCTCCAACACCCTCACGGTGACGAGGGGGTACTTCAGCACCACAGCCGCAACTCACAGCGACGGGGCGTCCATCCTGAGACCCCTCTCAGACATCGTTTATGACTACATTGTACCCCGGGCCTACTGGCGCCTGAAGCTCCAGACGGGCGGAGCCAACACGACGACAGCCGCTATGGGGTCGCGTCCGCAGTTGATTTTCCACTCTGGCTACTTCAGCTTCACAGCCAGCACGCCCCTTCAGGTCATTGGCCAGCGCCGTCCTACCAGTGTCTACACCGACACCGACACGCTCGACTCCCAAATGGAGAGTTTCATCGTAGAGCGGGCCACGGCCTACGCCGCCCGCTTCCTTTACGCGCAGGGAGGCGCCCCACATTTGGACAACGTTTACCGCGAGTCGATGGCGACCAGTGAGCAGTTCCTGCGCCTCCACCCGGCTGAGTTCCGTGTGAAGCCTAACAGCACCCGAGTCCCGGGAAGATAGGAGGTGATGAAGTGTGTCGCCGCATAGCTCCGACGCTGTAGTTGACAATGCAGAATACCAAGATAACGAAATTCTCCTGAACGGAGTGGCCTTCGTCGTCAACGGCCCTATCCGAGGAGGCATGGTCTCAGAATTTGCGACTGGCCTTAAAATAGGCCCCGCAACTTACGATGAAAGAGAACACGCCTACTGGATTGTATTCTCCGACTTCAGCGGGGGATTCGGCTTCCGCCACTCTAATGTGAGGGAGGCAGGGGGCACACATTGGTGACAACGCCGGCGGTGTCGACCTACGGCGCCCGCGCCACATCACTCTGCCCCCACGCCGGGATACCATTGACCCCAATGCTGACCCGGGTACTGGGACACTCTTCTTCCACCACGAGGCGGCCTACCACACCGACCTTGGGCCAGACTCGGCCGGTAACCTGTACCTCGGCGTGCTGGACGCTATTTTTACGCTGGACTCAGAACGGGCGACCCTGACGCGCCGCTACCAGCAGGCCGGTATCCGGTTCGGCCGTATTGTGGAGAGTCGTGAGTCGGATGGAACCCGCTTCCTACTCGCCACGGGCACTTCTGGTAGTGGGTCGGCGGAGTATGCTCGCTCGGAGAATGGTACGTCTTGGACGAAATCCTCCGACATCCCGGCTACCCCCTCGGCCAACGCCTCAATGCAGCTCTCAGAGGCTATCGTCTGGGATGGGTTGATTATTGCCCATGGTGAAGGCGACCAGATTATTGGCTCGGTCGATGGTAAAGCATGGCTCGTCGACTCGGCCGGGGCACTCGACCCCCACTGGCGCACGGGTGATCAGGCCGTCGCCTTCTTGGGTACGGCAATGGCTCCCTGGGGCGCCAGCGCTATCTACTTCCTCAGTCTGAACAGGCTCTGGGTACTCGATTGGTACGTCTATAACGCCATCGAAATCAAGGATGTAGGTGACCGGAATCGCCTCCTTCTGGGGACGGTGTGGAACGGTTCTGTCATCGTCTCTGATGGTTGGAATGTGTGGGAGTACAACCCCGGCAATGCCCAGACGGTGCGGCGCATTGGGATGTTTGGTAAGGACGGGCCGCCCACGAGTTGGATTGAGGACACGGGTCACGCCGGGGCCTCTAATGACTACCAAATCTCTCACTTCATCCCGGGCACGGGCGACCTGTTCGCCATCTGTCGGAGCCTCACATCGCCTAGGAGCTGGCGACTGGCGGTTTACAATGGGGTAGGGTGGAGCTGGTTCGGCCCCGAGGTAGCTTCGTCGCAGCCTTACGCGGGGACGCTCGACCTGTTTCCTACAAGTCTCTCTTTGAATGCGACGACGCGGGCGATTGATATTGCCGCTCTCGACGACCAGAGTGGCACGGACTTCACACTCCACACCTTCCACCTGCCCACCACTGGCGACATCCCCTTCCGTGGCGCGGGGCAGCGCTTCGAGGACGGCCCCCTCCCCTTTGAGACGGGTTGGTTCGATGGAGGGTTCTCCGAGCTGGAAGGCGCCCTCCTACGGATGTCCATCAATGGCTATCACATCACCAGTACTGAAACCGTGAAGGTCGAGTACCGCCTGAACAATGATGAGGATGCTAGCTACAAAACCCTGGGTACCTACACGGCGAATAAGCAGGAAATCAGGTTCGCAACCGACCACAGGGGGGTCGCTTTCAAGTCGGTTCAATTCCGCATCACACTCGACCGGGGTATCGGCGTCAAGTTCTCGGACTCCCAGCAAAACCTCACAGAAGCCCTGGACGATTCAGAGACGGGCATTGATGTAGACGATAGCGTCGTCTTCAGGGTGGGGGACGTTATCCGCGTCGACACCGAGCAGATGCTGGTTACCTCCATCACTGTGTCGGGGAACACGTTGAACGTGACGCGGGCCTATAACAGCACCACGGCCGCTACTCATGACTCGGGTAAGGATGTGTACCGTGAGGATGGCGTAACCCCAGAGCTCCAGGCGCTCGTCCTCCTCTTCGACAAGAAGCCGAGGATTCGTACCGCCTGGACAATCCGCCTCGACGTGAGCCGGACAACGGAGCGCCACCTTCTCCTAGGGAATGAAACGATGACGACGGAGCGAATCTGGCAGTTCCTGAAGTCGCTAGTCAACACCCCCCGGCTCATCAAGCTGGTGATTCCGTCGATGGAGAGTGGTGGAATCAACGTGAGAATCACCGACATGCCCGCAACCATTTCAGAGTTCCGAGTCGCCATGGGTGGGAAGGGATTTGTGGAGCTGCAAGTTATCGAGCCAGTGGCGGATTAGGGTGCGGGTATGGCTAGAAGACCGTCGGAACTATCAGTCCGCCCCACCCTTGTGGCCCCCCGTCGACCCCGTGTGCCTGGTCAGAGAGAGGAGCCGCGTCCTCCCGCCGGCCCCGAAATCCCAATCCCCCCGGAACAGGACGAGGCGCTGCTGGCCCGGTACGAAGAGTGGAAGGCACAGTACAACGGTTCCCTGCCCGAGTTCCTGGTTTTTGAGTTTCTGGTCATCGAGAAGAAGCAAGTGCCCAACGTGGACTTCTATTTCCAACACCCCGTTTTTGGCGGCCGCACTCGCTTCGGAGGCTATATTCTCGACTACTATCTTCCTACCCGCTTGGAAGGCTGGCGGGTGATGGGGGAGCGCTGGCACCTGGAGCAGCCGGAAGACCGCGCGAGAGACGCCATTATGAAGGTGCAACTCATGTCTCAGGGGATGAAGGTTATTGACCTCTGGGAAGACGACCTCATGACTCGGAGGGACTTCGTTTTGGGGTTGGCGTGGAACCAGAGCGCAAGTGTCATTTCCCGGGCGCCCTTTGGGAGCCCGCACAGCTAGGATACCTGCGGAGATAGCGCTTCCCGGCGCTCAGGTCGAAATCTGACGGAGTAAACAGGAAACATGGCAGCATATAGGGTGGCAACGGTAAACGAAGAAAAAAGGCCCATAGCGGGCGTGGTGGTGGAGGCCGTCTCCCTCAATAGCTGGCCTGATGTATCCGCCACTGCGACGACCGGGCGCAACGGTACCGTCCAGTTCACTGGGCTGACTGGGCCGCACTTCTTCCGACCGCGTGTCCGTCGCACCTCCGCCACCGTGGGCGGCCGTGTCTACACTGGTGTGGTGGAAGTACAGGTTGTCCACTCGGGAGGTGAAGGTGTCAACGTTGACTACGTGGTGGACTCCAATGGAATGGGTACCCATCTGACTCTATTCGGTGCCAGTGGTGCGATGGCTGCCGCCCTGACCGCAGGTGGCCGTAAGACGATTTGGATATGCACCACCCACACAGAGCCCGTTCCCGCGGCAGCCCACGCGCTGGGGGCTCAGGTGTCTTCAAAAGTCATTACGATTTGGGGCGCACCCGACCAACGCTCCGCCCTGCCTACCTCCAGTTCAGTTGGGGCGATGTTCACCTACGACAAGGACACAGATTGCTCCCTGCGATTTCACAATATCCGCTTCACCGCCAGCATCCTTGCCACCTATGACATCTTTCTCCAGGTTGCAGGCGGTGCGGGCATCCCATTGCTTGCAATGACCTTTGAGTCCTGCGACTTCGACACCCGTGCCATTGATAGCACTACACTTGCGGCTGGCCTTGCAAATGGGGATAAGAACCTCAAACACTGTACCGGCTCGCTCACCAATATTATCCGGTCGACAAGCTCTAGTGGATCCGGGGGTACTATTGCCATTGACGACTGCTACTTGTCCTGGGATGGGCGAATTGACCAGCTCGGCGATTACGAAGGCGCCTGGACTGCCAGTATTCGTGTCACGGGCGGTCACCATACGGTCACCTCCACGGAGTTTTTCGTCTGGGGCAACGCGATAGAGGCGTACTTCCGTGACCTAGCCATTACTTTTACGGCAGCGGGTGGTACTCTTTTCACCCAGGGGCCGAACGTAGGCGATAGGTACATTGGTGAGTACGCCATCTTCCAGAACGTCTTTGTGACAACTAACCGCGTGGATAACCGGCTCATTTACTTCTATGCCTTCGCAGCACCCAGGACAGACCCCATTGTCATCGACGGCTTTCACGGGCGAGCGACCACATCGGTAGGCACCCCTGTGCCCATGATTGAGATCGCTGACGTTGCCAACACCCCACCCGTCCACCTAGGGCTTATCTCCTGTGATGGTGCCTGGTCGGACTGCTATGTGGGGCCGGCATGGGAGATTCCCGGCGACCTTGATATTGCTGGCGACCTCTGCGTCTCAGGAGACGCAGGAGTTGTGGGCTACCTTCGTGTGGGATCGTGTTCCGCCCCGGGTAACACCACCGACGGCGACCTGACCGCCATAAGGTTGTTCATTAACAACGACTCCAACTATGCTTTCACCATCGTATCCTCCAACCCCCGTATTACAGTCGACGCGAACGATTACGTGGAGTACAACAGGGCCAGTAACTACTTCACATGGGTCATCGGTTCGACTGAGTACCTACGTCTGAACTCGACCGCCCTCCTAACCGACACAATCAACGAGCTCACGGGTAGTGCTGGGGTCAACCTCGAACTCGTCCATTTCGAGAACGGCCGCATAGAGATTCCTCCCGACATCGACTGGGGGCGGGCGATCATCTACTTCTTTGGCCCCTCCAACCAGGCTGAGTGGACGGGAACGGATAAGCTCCTTCTCAGCCTTCAGGCACACGGGCGGCGCGATACTATTCACAGCCCTCGCCGCGAACATCTCCACTTCTACACGCGAGGGTCGAGCCTTGCCGACAGTACTGCAAATCTGACGGTCAATTGTACCGACGTAGCCACAACGCTCACCGTTTCCGACTCTAGCGTCTTTGCCGCCGATGACATCATCTCCATCGAAGATGAGTGGCTGAAGGTTACAGGTACGCCAACCGGTACAACCATTACCGTTGACCGGGGTGTGGAGGGGACAGTCAACGTCGCCCATACCCAGCCGCTAGACATCTACGACGTAACCATTAGCAGCGATAAGTTTCTCCAGATCAATGCCGGCCCCGATTGGGATAACCGTCTACAATTTCACACCGACGTGGACATCGTCAGTGCCGGCAGGCTCTACTTTGGGGGAGACAACGAGGACACAGCCGGCCAGTTCTACATCACCTACGATTCGGGTAGTGACGAGCCGCGCTTCCACTTAGGGGGAGAGGAAATCTTCCACCTGGAGGACTCAGGCAATGTCCGGGGCATCCACGTGACGGATAGCGGCCGCATTCTTATGGTTGGGGCACAAGGCACGAGCGCTTTCAATCTGTTTGTCACGGGCGAAGCCAATGCTCGCATTACCTTTACGACTATTGCGGGTGGTGGGCGGATTAGTATGGGGCCAGGCGGCGGAGATGCCCTGGATACGACACTTGACCGAGCCGCCGCCGGTACGTGGCAGACAGCATCTATGCGGTTTACAGGGAGTGTCTTCCTCCAATCTGACGAGGCAGTGGCTATCGCCTCGGCTGAGAACACTCTTCGTGGGTTCCATTGGAACGACATTGCTTTCATCATCGACTCGGACAACAACTCGACTACCGACCTGTTCCGGGTCATGCACAATGCGACGACTGTTGCTGGAGCCACCGACCTATTCACCGTGGACGAAGCAGGGAAGGCGAAAGTTTTTGGGGAGCTTGAGGTTGCTGGCGATCTCCTCGCCCACAAACCTCTGATTGCCAAGTCGGGAGACTACACTATTACGACTTCTGATGAAGTAGTTATTGCTGATGCCGCCGCTGCTTCGTTCACTCTTACACTACCCACTGCGGTTGGCAACACAGGTAAGGTATACTGGGTAAAGAAGATTGACGCTACCGCAAATACAGTGACTATCGACGGGGACGGGGCTGAGACCATTGATGGCGCAGCAACGGCAGTTCTCACCACTCAATATGAGGCCATTACGGTCATCAGTGACGGTACAGAGTGGTGGGTCTTGTAGGAAGGGACTGAGATGACATATAAACCAGAAGTAGAGGATCACAAGGCGGCATTTGGTGAGTTGCTCGTAGCCGAGCCAACACCAGTTGTTCAACTCCAATTCCCCTATAACATAAACGCCGACCTGATTGAAAGCCGGGAGAACGCATCCGGTTCGGTGACGCAAGCCGATAATATGGCTGTCATCCAGAGTGGCGGCAGCTCCAACTCTGCGGCGCACATGCTATCCCACAAGCCTCTCAAGTATGATCCCGGGCAGGGAGCTCTAGTGCGTTTCACAGCGCTCTTTACTAGCGGAGCCTCAAACTCAGTTCAGCTTGCTGGAATTGGTGATGTAGGAGATGGGTTGTTCCTTGGCTTCAACGGTACAGCGTTCTCCATCCTCCGGCGCCGGCTTGGTGGGCCGGAGATTCAGACCGTCTCCGTTACAAACGGGGCGCCCGACGCTAGCGGGAACATTACGATTACCCTAGACGGGCAAACGAGAGTAGTTGCGGTTACTCAAACTGATACGGCGCGAGAGGTGGCAGTGAAGATAGCAGATGCAGACTGGACAGATGTCGGCTTGGGCTGGACAGCCTACGTCAACAACGCTACGGTCATACTGAAGTCGTGGAGCGCTGGGAACAAATCAGGAACCATGTCCTTTGCCGACACTGACTCGACTGGAGTTACGGCCAGTCTCGCTGAGACTCTAGCAGGTGCGTCTGTATCAAATGAATGGGTAGCACAGGGGTCGTGGAACCTAGACCCGGCAGATGGTACCGGCACACTTCCGACCCTTGACCCGACCAAGGGGAACGTCTACCAGATTCGGTACCAATGGCTCGGCTTTGGTCTTATCACGTTTGCCATCGAGAATCCCACTACCGGCAAGTTCGTCGACGTACACCAGATTCGCTACGCCAACGCGAATACAGTCCCGTCCTTACAGAACCCCACGCTGCCCCTACACATCATGTCGAAGAACACCTCGAACGGGTCGAACCTCACGGTCAAGACTAGCTCCATGGCTGGATTTGTAGAGGGGAGAGTTGTGGAAACCCCGCTGCAGAGGGCGGCTAGCGGAAGTAATGGGGCGGTAACGGATACTGAAATCCCTATTATTTCTATCAAAAACGACATCATCCATCAGTCGAAGCTCAATCGGGTACAAATACGGCCCGAATATCTGTCTGTTGCAACTGACGCCACTAAGCCCGTCATCATCCGCCTTAGGCTTAATCCTACGTTGACAGGGACGCCTAACTTCACGGCCTTTGACGCCGCAGTCTCTACAGTCTCCATTGATACGGGGGCAAGTGGTTTGACTGGCGGGGAGGACATCCTAACCATTCTTTTGGGCAAGGCCGATTCGGACTTGATTTTCCTCAATGAGTTCACAGAACGCCTGCACCCGGGGGACATCCTTACGGTTACCGCGGAAGCAATCAGTGGTAGTGGCCATGAAGCAGACGTTGCTCTCAGTTGGGGGGAGCTGTTCTAGCCTTATGACGACTTGCACCGCGTAGCTAGAACCTAGTAGAATGAAGATGTGAGATAGCATGGCAGACATCACGATCATTGTCATTGAGAGTGGGGGAGAGGCGCGGAAGCGCCTGAAGAAGTCGATGCCTCCCCAGGTGAGAGCCGCCTTAGACCAGGTGGGCAGGGATGTCGACATGGAGTCTGGCGAGGAGCTCCGCGACGGCTTAGCTGCCGGCTTCCCCCGTAAGTTTGTGGTGCCTGAGGAAGTTCTCGTCTTCCCGCCAGAAGAGGAGGAGCCAGAGACTACGAAGCTGAGGCGCCGGCGGATGAAGGATTTGAACAACCGCCTGCGCCGAAAGCGCTTGCCCGGTAATACCGAGGGGGGGGGGGGGGGAATGAGTTAAAATTCCCCACCACTTTTCCCAACAGCGGCCGCGAGAGACGCGAGAATCCGTCCCCTATACGATTGCCCGGGAGGTCTTCGTCTGGAACTTCCTGGGTAGCGACCCAGACGTTATCACTGCCAACCAGGTTGAGCCGGGGGATATGGCCTTGAATGAGGATGGAGACTCCTGGGTCTGGACAGGTCTCGCGTGGGTACAGGTTGACTCCCTCCAGCATAACGCCGTCACTCTAGCTGCCGATGCCGACACGCTGCTCGGGCTGACGGGGCAGCAGATTACCCTCGACACACAGGGTGCAAATCTTGTCTTTGTCGGCCCTGCTAGTGGCGGTGACGATGATCCTACCTTCCGTGCGCTGGTGGATGCGGACATCCCTGCGGCTATTGCAAGGGATAGTGAACTGCACGCCGAGGCTCATGCGCATAGTACCCATAGCGGTCTTGGTGATCTCGATCATATCTCAATAGGCGATGCGGATGGCGACACCAAGATTCAAGTAGAGGAGTCGGCCGACGAGGACATCATCCGCTTCGACGCGGGGGGAATAGAAGTCCTCACAATAACTCAGGCTCGTGCTCTATTTGAGAACATCGTGGCTTGGGGCACGGCGACTACGAAGACCATATCCAGTGGCACTATCACTATCGACAAAGCCGTTCATCTTGTCGATACCGAGGGCGGCGATCCATCTGACGACTTGGAACATATAGAAGGCGGTGTCAGTGGGGCATGGCTCATCTTGAGCCTCGCAGCCGACGACCGCGATGTAGTCATAAAAAACACCTCTCCGCCGATATTGAACAGCATATTCCTTTCAGATGGTGTCGATGTCACGATGAATACCCTATTGGACGTTATCTTCTTGCGATACACAGGCCTAATTTGGGTGGAGGTCGCAAGAAGCGCCAGTCTCGTACCTCACGCAGCCCTTATAGGGCTAGCGGACGATGACCACACGCAGTACCTCCTAGCCGACGGGACGAGAGACCTCACGGGCGCCCTGCTTGTTACGGGGGCCAACGAACTCAACTTCCGGGACACTACCCTCAAGGTCTATTCGTCAGTGGACGGGCAGCTCGACATTGACGCCGATACCAAGCTTGAGATCACGGCCCCAGCGGTGACGGTGAGCGGTACGCTAGAGGTAGGGGCAGTGCAGACCTACACGGAGTCGAACGTGACGACCGACCGCAGCTTCGACGCCGACGCGACGAGCATACACGAGCTTGCGGATGTCCTTGGGACTCTGATTGCCGACTTGAGAACGATAGGACTGGTGAATTAGGATGTACTACCGCATCATCGAGGTCAGCACCGAGACGGAGGCCGTTAGGCCATGACCACTCTCAATCTCCTCATCGTCGCAGGTAATGAGGATGCCTACGAAACCGACGGCAACACATCGTTCACCGACACGAACGACCGACTCCTTGTTCGTGCCCATTTAACAGACACAAACCGCCACAACAGCGGCCTGAGGTTCTCCAACGTCACGATCCCAGCGGGGTCGACTATAAACACCTGCACACTATCACTCTATGGCAAGACCACAGGTTCCGACGACATGGCGAGCGATGTCTACTTCAACGACGTGGACGACGCCGCAAACTTCGACGACGAGGCGGATGTAACCAACCGGACACCGACCTCTGCGAGTGTTAGCTGGGTAGGGGACAGCCTGGGTGTAGGGTACCGCTCCCCGGGCGACTTGAAGGTGGCCTGCCAGGAGGTTCTCGACAGGCCTGGGTGGGCATCGGGGCAGGGCATGTGTGTGCTCGTAGAGGGGAAGAACCAGGCAAGCGCTAAAAACTGGGAAGGCGCGGCGTTGGAGTTCGGCTCCAATCCGGCGAAGCTCGACATCGACTACACCATCCCCTTCGCCCCTGAAGAACTTGGTGACTACCCCTCAGAACTCCCTCTGCGGGTAGATTCCTTTGCAGGTGCCCCCACCCATGCTGCCGTAGAGGGCACTTTCTATTGGGATTCAACGGCCAACAAGCTCTATGTCAACAACAACGGAGGGGGTGGGGCGGGTGCGTGGACAGCAGTCAACTAGTCAGAGAGGGCAAGTCAGTGCGTGAGGAGATCGTCCGAGGTTTGTTTTCCGCCCTCGCCGGCGCCGTGTTTGCGGCGACCTCAGCGGAATGGGCTTTGTGGTCTACTGAACAGCGTCGTTTTTGGAAGCTGATTCCATCGGTCTTCCTCGGGGCCATGGCTATTTTTGAGGCGGCCAGTATATGGAAAAGAGTCGACCGGCTCATAGAGGAAGTAGTCTAGTGCCTGACCGGGAACCTCTCGACGTACTCAGCGAAGATGTAGCGGAGCTCAAGCGGTGGACAGAACGGCACGAGAACGAACACAACGCCGCTCAGGAGCTCTTAGCCTCCATAGTGACATCCCTGGCCACCCATCAGACAAACCACCACTCACGGGCTTCTGTAGCGCGGCAGACCGTTTCGATTGGCGCAGTGCTGGCCATCCTCGCCGCCGTCGCTGAAGCCGTCCGCCAGCTCTGGCTCTAGTCCTCTACCGGCTCACCCTGAGGTGGGCCTTCGTCCGCCTCCTCTGAAGGCGCGTCCTCCGGCGTTTCTGGGGGGGCCGTTATACGTGCGATGACGGCATCCCGCTGCGCAAGTTGACCCTGGAGGGCATCCCGCTCCACCGTCAGGGCGCCAATCTTGAGAAGCAGATCGTTGACAGAAATCTGCATCCCGGGGGCACCTTCCTGCCTCGGGAGAGGCTGAGGGCGGGCCTGAGACCGTGCTACCGTTCGCTGGGCCCGCTCCACCTGCTTCTCCTCACGTCGGCGGGCGGCGCGGCCGGACTTGTCGCTATTCGGTTTCTGTGCCATTATTATTCTCCTCCTCTTCAAACTCATCTCTCGCTTCCTCATAGAGGACGAGAGCGATGATAGTGTAGACTGCCAGGTCTCGGAAGCTGTCCTCTACTGCCTCGTTAGCCAGCTTGCCTACTCGGACGTATTTCTGTAGGCGCTTCAGTTTGTCGGTGGCCCGAATGAGGGTACCTATCCAGGCAGGCACTCCCCACTCTGAGCTGGCTCTAACATTGGCGAACGGGTCTTCGTCGGTGCCATAGTCCCGCTGTTTTTTATCATGTAAGGCGCCCAATTCACGGAGGATAGCGTGAAAGCGGGCACTTCCTGCCCGGCCGCCGTTTTTGGCGTGCCCCCCAGGACAGTCGTCGCCGACGAAGTGAGTGAGCCCTACATTAGCCTTGTCCTCGCACATGCCATAGCGGGGGCCGTCTCTGCAACAGGGCGTCGACTCGGCCATCAGTTCACCCTCTTGACGGTCTCGTTTGGCCCCACTTGGTAGGCAGGGAACCGGTCGATGATAGACTGTCTATAGACCTGAAAACCACCAAGGCCCGCGACGGCAATGATGGCAGTCAGCACCACCTCAGTCGCCTCGGTAAGGGCCAGGGGGTGGATGACCGCCAGGCCCAGGAGGAGCCCGACAACACCCATGATGGCGGCAATAACACCGGCCAGTTTTCGGCTAGATAATCGCTCCATGTTTCTTCACCTCCCCGCTAAGTGGCCCAGCCAGCCGCGATCCATACTTCCCGCTCCATTGCGTCCAGTACGTCCGCCATCCGGTCTATGAAGGCACCCGCGTGACGATCAATCGCCCCGCCACTCTGGTTGTGCATGGTGATATGCTCTCGTAGGGCTCGCTTTGCCTCCTGTACGGCCTCATGGAGGTGGGCTATGAAGGTGGGAGAATGGTAGCCCTTGTGACGTATCATCGTCAGGGAAACGTCCCCCACCGGCCAGATGGGAACCTTGAGGCTGCCGTCCTCAATCGCATCGAGGCGCTTGTCCAAGCTCTTGGCGCCGGCCGCACCTGCTGCCAAGAGGTTAGTGATGCGCTGCGTCAGCTCTTCGTATTCTTCTGTTGGCATATGGTCACCTTCTCCTAGTCCAATGAGCTCGGGATGTACGATAGTGTTGCGGTCAACGAACTGGCCACAGATGTTGGTGCCTCCCGACCACTGTTCGAGAGCCACCTGTTCTGGCGTCCAGCCACCGAAGGGCAGACGGGCGAAATCCACGTCCGTGTCGCCGTCCCAGTAGGCGTTCCACAAAGGGATGCCTAGAGAGGACAGGGCGAAAGAGTTGGAAGGTGTGACGTAGTTCGTCCAGATGTTGTGGCTGGTGTAGATTATGGGGTTCTGCCCGAAGCTCTCGACCTCGCCTATGGCGTTGACCACCTCACGCGCGTCAATGGCGGGAACCTCCACGTCGATGGCGACGAACTTCAGGGCGTCCCACAGGTCGTCGGGTATCCCCTGACGGGCCAGGTTGACATACTCCTCCCCGGGCCTACTGGAGCCTATGGCGATATAGCCGGCGATGGGTAGGTGGGCCGCCTGAGCGTTGCGTAGGCTGGGAATTCGCCACTGTGGTTGTTCCGGCCCGGTCATGGGGAGTGCCAGCAGACACTGTATGAAAAGCGGCCAGTCGCTGTCCTTCAGACACTGGGCTTCTTCCAGAGTGAGCTGGTCGTAGGAGCTATCCACTGCTCTCATTAGATGTACCTCCTAAGGATACCGAAAAGCGTCAGGGCAATGGTAGCCCCCAGCGTACCGACTGCGGCGTTTGTTAACGCCTCCTTCAGGATGTCTGTCACAATAGTGCCTTTAGCCTCACTAGCAGAGCGTCTGGGTGGAAGAACACACCGTCTGCGAGCTGGTACATCACGTCCCATCTGGAAGGAACCTCAGGAAAAAGGACGAGTCCCGGCTTACCCTGTCCAATGAGGTACCCCAACTCAAGGTGTCCTGACTTCCCCGCTGGTAACATCAGCACACCAAGGTCTGAGGAGTTGAGGTGGCGCAGGTCGAATTGAAAGATGTTCTCGGCTGCCCGACCATAGAGCGCCTCTCCATAGTGCCGCCCACGGGCTTCCTCATAAGCCTGCCACGAATCATCTGCAATTTCCCCGGCTCCGAACCAATCATCGAACACGTCGAAGCCCAGTGCCCGAATGCGCTTCCCGAGCAGAGGAACCTGGGGGTTGCGTAGTGACCCTATGAGATATACTTTCATGTAGCAGCTCGCTATGGACGCACCAGTGGCCCGTGCACCTCTAGCGTGAGGCTCCCAAGAGGGATTCTGAATGAATTGTGATAGAACATCTCGTCCTTCTCACCGGAGGTGTGGGTCTTCTCTAAGGAGGCGAAGTTCTTCAGTGCTTCTTCCAGCTCCTTGTACTCATCATAGGAGAGACGGACGTACAAGTCAGTCGGCATCTTCTGCCTCCTCTCTCCACCAGCGCATGAGGTAATCAAATTGGTGGAGGTAGAAGATGGTAATGTGACGGTCGACAGCAAACAATTGTTCCTTGATGGCTCCGTCGCTGTTACCCCACCCGGGCATGAGGAAGAGAGCACTTGCTTTGGCCAGAACCTCTAAGTTCATATCCAACCAGAACCCAGCAGGCACATCGGGGGTGATGATCTCGAAGTGGGCACTGTTCAGATGAGGGCAGAAGAACGGTATCCCCACCCGGGCAAACTTCGCTGCCCACTCCCGTGCTCTGTTGATGTGGGCATCGACCACGAAGTATTCAGAGTGGTCGTGGGTACCCAGCGGCCCACGGTAGGGGCCAGCGATATACACAAAGCCTTTTCTGGGCATAGTCGGCACCTCCTATTCAGCTACAACGCAAGGAACCTAGGTTCGTTTCACGTTAGCTCAACCTTGTTGATTGAGCGCACCTCGTCTAATGAAGCGAGATGGATGCGGTGGCGGTGAGTTAAACCTTTCCGAGGATGCACGAAGAACATCTCCTGGCTGGGGCGGTTTGCCCGTGGCCGGCGCATCTTCAGCGCCAGTAGGGACGGCCCCACGAAGCACCCATTGGAGATGATGTCCCCCTCAATCTCCTCTTCCCTCTCCGAAGCTGTGTGGTGGTGACCTAGCACCATGTAGTTGATGACTTCCCCTAGAATGCTATTCATCGCTAGTTTGTTATCTAGGACTCCAACGTAGGTACTGTGTAGGTTTACACCATCGCCGTGACGCATGTAGAAGGAGTACCCCAGGATGTCTACGAGTTGGAAGAAGGCAGGAGAGATTTCAAACGTAAACTTCCCAGGCGCCGCTAATTCGCACCGGGCGGCAATAGTCTGCCACGCCATGAGCTCATAGTTGTCCGGGTCGTAGGCGTCCCTCTTGCGCCCAGCGAGGCGGCCGTGATTCCCAAACACCTTTACCACATTGATCCGCTCGAAGCGTTCTTGTAGGGAGACCAGCGCATCCGTCATGTCGGCCACGAAGCCAAGGAACTGAAAGTAGGGGGACAGCTCCATCTCCATACCCTGTGACCCATACATATGACCGTTGCCCTCCATGTCGTCACCGAGGGCAAGGATGTGGAGTACAGGTACCGGTAGTGTGGTCTGCATCATCTGGGTAAACCGCAGCACCCCGTCTCGCCAGTCGGCCAGCCGGTAGCGGGCCGTTGCCACGTCGTACCCCCCAATACCCCCCGTCACTTGGGCGTCTACCTTCCCCCCAAAGTGATAGTCGGAGAAGCACGCCACTGCATGTTGGGGAGTATCGAACCCCATGTCCACCACTTGGGTCGCCTGAATCTTGGCCGGTACAGGGGGAAGCGGAATGCGCTCCTCTAGGAGCCGTGTGGCCCGCGTCTCGAACTCTTCGGGCGTCATGCCCTGGTCGACGGCAGCGGTCGTGGTTTTGTTCTTTGGTGCTTGTCGGCGCTCATAACTTCGTTGGGCAGCTCTCTTGCGGCAAGTATCCCCACAGTATTTCGACCTCTCTCCAGCGACGTTGGAGCATGTGGTGTGGGCGCACTTTTGTTTCGCCATACTATTTCCTTTCAGTATACTCTTTCTGTCCCGGGAGGACAAGTTTCGAGCCTGGCGTCTTGGGAAGGACAATCCCCGATTCAGTCTTCTTCTCACCGACCAAAGGTTCATACCGCTGTACCAGCGAAATCTCTATGGTCTTGGGGTCGTCCTCCGCAGGGGCGATTTGGAGCCCGTATCCAGCAGCAATGGCCTGGATGAGGGCCTTCCTGACCTCGGGAGGGAGCACATTTAATGCGTCGCTCCAGTATCCCAGCATCAGGCGGGCATTGCCGTGAGAGAGCTCCAGCACTATGGCCCGCATTGCGTGAGCCCACGCCTCCCACTCAGTCGGCTTCTTCACCTCAAACGTCTTGTCTGCGTGGGGGTGCCAAGAGGTAGCGGGGACGTGCATGTTTATACGGAACGTGGGCTGGCGATTGGTGCACTTAGGGGGCATTCTTCACCGCCTTCGTGATGCTCATGTTGGGGCCATCGCGACGGAAATGGTAGCGGGCGGCGAGTACAAACCACACCTCGTCACATTCGGTGATGGTCGCTGTGTATACAATCTGGTACTTCGGCGCAAGGCCGGTGGCAAGCGTCACCGCCACCCGGCGGCCTTTCTTTATAAGGTCAAACTGGTTGGCCATCGAGTTTTTCAACCTCATCTGGGCGCAGCGACCAGACGCCGGCGCCCTTGAAACGCACCTTCCAGATTTCGTAAACGGTGCTGCGGAACTTCACTTCCACCACCTCACCTACAGAGCCGCGTTTGACAGCTAGGTAGGGGGATGCTCTAACTCGTACTCGAACCATCATGCTAGTTCATATACAAAATGCTCTTAGCAGATGCCTGCTGAGCGCCGGGCGGCCCCCAAAATAGTAGTTGGATGTGGGCGGGGGTGTCCCAGTCCGCCCCGGCGCCCGGCCGGGCCGAACCCTCTATCATCCCCACCACCTCGAAAGGCACCCAGGGAATCTCCACCTTCTCGCCGTTTACTTCACCTTCCGTAGTGATGGTGGGGATTCGTACGTGCTCCAACCCACAGGACTCACATGGGTGCATGGGGTAGAGCTCCTGGAAGCGGGATTTCAGCTCGTCACTCATGACCGCTGCACCTTCTTGGGAAGTAGCTCCTCGTCCCACTGATAAGTCTTCCGGCACGATGGGCACTTCAGCACCACGATGCGCTGCTCTTGAAGCTCCTTCTTCCGCGCCTCGCTCATGTCGGGTAGGTTCACCACCTCCACATCATTCTGCTGATATTGCTCCCATACGCTCATACTGCCCACCACCCGGGTCTCCTCCCCGCACCGCTCGCAGGGGAGACCAGAGGGAGGGCCGCCACTCAACAGGTTGCGCTGGTCGGGCTCTGTGGGGGGCGCCTCACGGCCCTCCATCTTGAGGTACACCACGTTAGGGTCATCGTCCTCATCCTGTCCAGCGGGATCATCGCCCAACCTCCATCTATGTTGGCGATGAATCTTGCGGGGGTCAGGGGTGAGGTCACGCTTCTGCTGCTCAATGGTACGCTCCTGGGCCTCCTGGTGGAGCCTGGCGCGCTCCTCGGCCTGCTTTGTCCGGTCTTCGTGGCTGGGGTGGCAACTGATGGCTACACCTCCTCTTCCACTATAGTCCAGGTGGAGTCTATGGTGAGAGGGAAATACTCTGCGTCCCCATCAAATAGCACAGTGCCATCCTCCCTGAAATTTACCCACACGTGCCCACAACTACACTTCGGTTGTTCGGGGGTAAGGGTGCTGATGCACTCCGCCACACCAGGGCCGCTGTGGTGGACGGTAACGACTGGGATAGGGGTGTCCGTACTCATAGAGTGCCCCGCTCTGCTAGGCGCCATCCAGTAGAACCGCTCCCAGTACCCATGCGACGTAGAAGTAACGTCACAGCCCTCCCCTCTATGTCACTACAGTAGGCGTATTGTCCCTCGATACGTATCACGACGACGCATCGAGTACGCATCCGCTTGTCCTTGTCTTGCCAGATTTGCCCTACGCGAACTTCGTCAGCGCTCATTCCTCACCTCCCAGCTCCTTGATGCGGGCGCGGAGGGTATCGACGCCACGCCGTGCAACTTCGACACTCACTCTCGGTTCAAGGGAGACCGCTCCCAGAGGGTTGTTGAGCTGCCCGAGTTCTTCCAATTTTCGCTGCCAATCCATAGGCTCCTCTTTACTATAGCCAACAACCTGTGCTCTTAACCAGTGGTTGTATTTCGTGCTGGCCTCTGGGACTAGCCAATGCGCGTCACTTCCCAGCCTGATGATGGACGCCACTACGACATCTAAAAGGTCATTCACCGACCCCATGATGACGAAGTGCAGGAGCTCCTGAGGCTTCAGGCCCCACGGTGAGCGGCGCCCGTACAAAGTCTCGGTCTTGCGGGAGATGGCGTACTGATCGGTCAGCCTGATGAGCCCCAGGCGTAGGTTGGGAAGGGTCTTGTCAACTCGGGACGCCTTGATAAGCTGAGGTGCCTCTGGCATGAGGGTGGCCCAGTCGGGGTAGTACCGGCTGACAAGCTCCTCCTCCTCACCGCAGACCATCCACAAGAGGAATGCTGTGGCCTCTTTCGAGTTGAGTTCCAGGTAGCTACTGAACTCCTGTAGGGGGCTTCTACCCTCCTCGAACCATCGGGTCATCGTGGGGTCGCGTGTGTAGTGGGCCAGCACCCGGAACAGCAGGTAATCGTAGGTGAGCGTCCAGCGGCTCCACGGCTTAGCCCCAGCCGCTTGCGCGGGTACCTCGGGGTCTACGTAGATGACATGTGTCTGCGCATTGTGACGCGCTAGGGGCATACCCACCTGCTGGTAGAAGCGTGGGGCCTCTAGCGCCATCCCAGGCCCTACGACGGCACAGTCCAAAGCATCCTTGAGGGCCGTCATACCCACGGCAATACCTCGACCAGTCACGTACTCCAATACCTTCATATCGTGGACGATGTTGGGCAAGAGAGCATTGCGGTCGTAATCTCCCAACCAGTTTTCTAAGGCAGTGATGAGGTAACCCGTATCCCGGGTCACCAGGGCCGGCGCTGTACGCTCCGCTGTGAGTAGTTTGCGAAGGACAGCATGGCCCGCACTACCCGCGAGTCTAGCATGGGTCTCTGGGTCAACGTCGGCGCGGAGTAGCCACCCCTGAGCCTTCGTCGCCAGAGCCAGCTCACTGCTGGTGGCGGCGATACCCACCGGGGTCTTTTCGACCTCGCCCCCCAGTACCTGGAGCCACTCTCCCAAGGCAAGTAGGTCTTCAGGGGTCTTGACTATTCTGTATGGCCACTCCCCGAGTCGCTCTTCGGACGGCCCACTGGATGGGTCGGTCGAAATGATTCGTACCACCCCTTCCACTCCCTCCTCTGTTTGGGCGTCAGCAGCACCTCCCCGCCCTCCTCCTCTATCAGGTCGTTCAGCACCGTCAGGTTCGCCAGCATCACCAGGAACTTCTGGAGCTTCCACTGGATGCCGTACTTCAGATAGTTGTTTCGCGCCCAGTTTCGGCGGGTGCTCCACGTGGGCCACTTTTGTACGTCGCTTCCGTTTTCGTTTTCCCATACCATCAAGGCCCTCCCTAGGCGTCCTTAGCTGCGATGCGACGGTACTGGAATCCTCCCTTTTTCATGAGAGTGCTGAACGCGCCACCAATAGAGTCGGAGAAGAGGAAGTCGAGCACCACCTCCCCCGGGACTCCATCGTACTCGTAGAAGCTCTCACCGGGGAACTGGATGACCAACCGGCCTCGTTCCCGGTCGTACTTCACTGCGGTCAATGTGGATGAGACTACCGGTAGGAATGCCATGATGCACCTTCCTTTCACTACCTACAACGGAATTATCTATTGTACATTACAGGCCATTTGCGGCATCGGCAACTTCGTCTTCCACCACCCCCGAGCCGTCGTACCTCTTCAAGTCTTCGAGAGCGCCCATAGATTCCAGCTCTTTATATTGCTGAACACTGATGTCACCACCACGCCTCAGTCTCTCCAGGGCGATGCGCTGCCCGGCAGTGAAGTGGGTAGTGAGCATGTCGCCCTCTATCCGGCGCACGTCCTTGAGGTGACCCGCTGCCTTCATCAGGTCAGACCACATCCGTGCACGTACTGTATCGTTCGTAGTGTCCACCGCCACGTCCTGCTTGTTACCGCACTCGGTGCAGATATGCTTTACCACTACCACTTTATGGGCCTGCATGAGGTCTAGTGCCAGGTCAGGCAGCCGCTCCTGAAGCGCCCCGAACCGCGCCTTAGTCGCATTGTAAGATCCCTTGAAGAGGTCTTCGTGGACTCTGAGGAAGGCGGGGTCTTCTCGGAGCCAGCGGGTGACTCGGGCTTGCGTGAGGCGGAGCCGGCGTAAGGCTTCCGCAGGCGAACCCGTATCTGAGTATACCGCAAGGTACTCTCGCTGAGCAGGGAGTAGCCCATCCTCCCCTCGGACACGGGCGGCCGTGCGGCCGTCTGATGGGACAAGGGCATTGTCGTCACTCATGACCATTCCTTTCAGGGTGCACCCACTCTGCCAGTGTTGAGAGTTTATCCCAAATGCGTATCTTCAAACCGATTTCCTGGGGGCACGCTCCCGGCCAATGCAGCCGCCCGCATTCGAGGTGGCGTGGGGGTCGGTGGTTACTCAATGTGCGCCTCCAGCTCTCCAAAGCTCCTACCCCATTGTATCTCGACGGGAATCTCCCAAGCAAGCCGCTCACCGGAGGGTAGGATGGTATCTCGGGCCACGTGGCCCCACAGCTCCTTGATAGCAGCCCCACCCTCTTCGAGTCGGTCTAGAGGGGCGTACATGGCAAGGGAGTCGTGCATCTCAATTACGGGCTGGACGAACGACGACAGCTCCCTCTCAGTGGCGATGTGCGCCAGGGAGTGAAGGTCGTGTGCCCCGCCCTGGATGGGCATGTTGTACCCCTGGCGGATGGCCCCCTCCAGGTCTCCCCGGTAGCGCAGCGCCGCTAGGATGGGCACCTCGGCGAAGTGCCGCCGGCGCCCAAAGCGGTCAGCGACCGACCCTCGCTGGAACATCTCTTCACGAATCCGAATGAAGTATGATCCCATCGAAGGAAAGATACTCTGGATGTAGTGTGACAGGAGTGGCGACGCCTCCTCTGCCGAGCAGCCTAGGCGCTGGCCAGCTCCTTCGTCGGTTAGGCCATAGTTCATCCCGAACACAAAGGTCTTGCCCCTGTCACGCACTTCCTTGTACTTGCTCCTCCACTCCTCTAGGGAGAGCGTGTCATCCACGGATTCATGGGGGAACCTAGTAGAGACCCCCAACTTGCAGAGCTCCCGGGCAACGTAGGCGTGGATGTCCGTTCCATCTATCAGCAACTTGAGGAGGGTCTCATCTCCCGTCTCGTAGGCCATGACCCAAACCTCGGCCTGGCCCCAGTCAGCGTTGAGTACCCCGTATCCTGGAGGAGCAGCGCACATGGCGCGAATGGCATCGTCAGAGTGGATGTCATACTCGTCCGAATGAATCCTAATTTCCTTGGGTAGAGTCATAAGGGCGGGTTCCTCGCAAGTAAAGCGCCCTGTTGCCCGAGCGCCTCCGGCAGTCCAGCGACCGTGAATGCGGCTGTCTGCCCGAATATGAACACGGAACCCACCCCCCTCACCCCCATCTAAGTAGGTACTACCGAACTTCTCGACGTGGCGAATGTCAACGAGGAGAGGTAGCACCGGGTGGGGTGCCCGCTCGTTCAACTCCGCCAAGGCGTCGGCCGATGTTGAGGCATGGGCCGGTGAGCAGGGACTTTGCGTCTTCCGACACTTGTCACACTCCTTGCGGGCGCCATCGGTGGGCTGGGCGGTGAGGGGCAGGCCCAGGTCTTTGAAGACGAGTTTCTGTACGTGCTGGTAGTGGCTAGGATGCTTCACCTCACGCCCAACCGTCTCATTTAGCTCCGCCTTCTTCCTCGCCAGGTCGTCCTTGTAGTACAAGCAGAGCTTATCGAAATACTCCTGGTCGATGTAGACGCCCCGCTCCTCTAGCTTCGTGGCGCAGCGGATGAGGGGGATGCTGATGTTTTCGTACACCCAGTCCGACTTTTCAGCCTGCACCTGGGGGTAGAGCCGGGGCACCAGCCGCTGCACGACATCGACATCGGCTCCTCCGTATTCCCATAATTCCTTGTCAGGGACGTGCCACATCTTGGATTTCATCCCGGAAATCTCAGCCTCGTAATAGGGCATATCCGTATGGTAGGCTGTGAGCACCGTCAAGTTGGCCGGGCTCACCTCAGACAGTAGTGAGCTCAGCATTTTGGTGTCGTGCTGTACGTTGTTAACGTAGAAGCCGAGTGCAGTCTGGGCCGTCACCACCGCCTCATCAGGCCGGCGCTCCAACATTCTCAAATCAAACCCGATGTTCTGACCCGCCTTGGGTTTGTCGGAGCGGAGGATTTCGTCGAGGATACTGATCACCTCGGGCATCTCCTTCTCCAAGTCCCAGTAGGGGACAGGCCACCACTCCTGTTCGGGCACTTCCCTACGGTTCTTGCCCCGCCCCTTCGTCTTCATGACGGTGCGCTCGCCCCGGTGGAGGATGGGGACGCTATACCCGACTCCCTCCTCACCCGAGAAGCTGATGCAGAGGAGTTCGGAGTCCATCCACGATAAACCGCAAGTCTCAGTATCTAGGGCCAGTATAGAAACGGCATCAGAAAGTAGGTAATCTCGGAGCGCCCGCAGCTCCTCTAGTGTGGTGATACCCATGTACGATCCCAGCTTCTCTTCGATACCCCCTTCCTCGGCGATGCGCTTTGCCTTGCGGAAGTGAGCCAGTACCAACGCCACCTCATCCCAATGCCCGCGCATGATGTATGAGGGGTGGTAGGTTGGGATGACGGGGATGCCAGGGAGCTCGTCGTTGTATAGGGTGAAGCCCATCACCGAGCCAACGGTTACGCCGGGGCGGTAGAGGGAACGGAGAGCGGCGCCGCCAAGCGCCACAATGACCGAGGGGTTGAGTTCCCGCAGCTCTTCAATGAGGAAATGGTGGCAGGCGTCCACCTCCGCCGGCTTCGGGTTTCGCTTACCCCAACAGCGTGTGGCGTTGGTGTAGTAGACTAGGTGTTGGTTGATACCAGCAGCCCACTCGATGGTGCGCAGTACCCGGCCGGCCTTCCCTACGAAGGGCCTCCTCTTCTGGTCTTCGTAATTACCCGGGCCTTCGCCGACCATTGCGATTCTGGCCTCAGTCGGGCCGGAACCGTTAACCACACACGACCTTACCCGAGCTAACTGAGGGCAGCGGTTACAGTCTCTAGGCGCCGTCATCTCTCACCCTTTTACTACTTGACAGGACAGTGATTTGTCTGGTATTATGGATGTATGGAGAACTCACGAGACCGGCGACGTAAACGTCTTCAAGCGGAAGGTTTGTGTGTGTCATGCGGCGCAGAGCCTGTAGTGCCCGGGAGAAAATGGTACGGGACAAAATGCCAGCAGGCCCGTTCGGACAAGCATATGGAGCACTGGCATCAGCGAAAAGCGGCAGGGTTGTGTGTTTACTGCGGTGTGGCAACTCCGGTCGAGGGGAAACTCCCGTGCTCCCCGTGTCTGAAGGCCCATAATGACAGGTCGCAAAAGAGCAAAGACATTGTTCGGCAAGAAATGTTGAATCGATATGGTCAGGTATGCGCCTGCTGCAAAGAAGCCAGGCAGGAGTTTCTGGCTCTTGACCATATTGACGGCAGCGGGGCGCAACAACGACGCGAGCACCCCAGCAGGACGGGCTCGGCGCTGTATAGCTACCCGAGAAAACAAGGATGGCCGGCCGGTTTTCGGGTTCTTTGTCATAACTGTAACTTTAGTCTGGGTGCTCATGGCTACTGTCCTCACGCCAACGAAAGAAATCCTCTGCCGTAAGAACCACAAAGGTCTGTGCCCCACGGCCACGACCGGGCTTCGTACGGATAATTAGTAGAGGCAAGTCCTCGGTGCCCTGTACCGCCTCTTGAATCTGTTGCATTCCCTCAGTGATGTAGACAGGCACGCCAGACCGATGCTTTACCTGAGCTTTCCACCCCGGGCCTACCACATCGGCATCTCCTGCCTCTTTCCACTCCCCGGCAGTCAGGCGCCTCCCTCGGAGGATGCGAGCAACTTCACGTTCTGCTTCTTTACTCTGAGCAACTGTGCTGCGGCGACTCATACTTCATCCAGTTCCCAGCCCTGTAGCCCGTCAAGCGTATATCGCCCGCATTCACGGCCCTCCCGCTTAAGGATAAGCCAGTTCACGACAAGTTCAACCTCATCTATATACTTGACAAAGACGGGTTGCCGTCGTCCGTAGTAGTAAATCTTAAGGCTCATGCTCTGTCCTCCTGTCCACTCTTCAGTTTCTCCACCTTCCCGCCCGGGTGGACAAGGATTACCACGTCAGCGGCGTCCACTAGCTCATCTTCGTCTGACGAGAAGAGGAGTTGGAAATCCAATCGCTGAGTTATGTCCTTCACCATCGCGCCGAGAGCGGGCCTTTGAGCGGCCCGCACCATTGCAAATGGTTCGTCGAGCGCCTCAAACCTCCGCAGCTCGGGGCGTTGGGAGACCGTCATGAGGTGCCTCAGGAGGTAGGCCAAGACCTGGACGACCGAGCCGCCACTTCCTCCCTTGAGCCGCACACGCTGTCCGTCCTTCACCAGCACGATGTCGAGACTGGACACACCCCGCTTGATGGTAGACTCCAGGAGCAGTTCATACTCCGCATCAGTGAAGACGGCATTCAACCCCTGGCTGCCTAGGGCGGCTAGGGCTGCCTCGTACCGTCCCCTCCAGGTGGCCTCCAGCTTCTGGAGAACGACTAGTACCTTTGCGAGGAGCTCTTCCCGTTCGCGCATGGATTTCTGACGCACTAACTCCCGGACTTCCTGGTCGTGTAACATATCGGCCTGGCCCCGCCATTCATGCACCCGCTGGCGGACGGCCGTCAGGTCAGCTCGGAGCGGGGTCAGGTCAACGTCAGTCACCGGTGGTCTCCTTTGTCAGCGCCTGGGTCTCCGCCTGTACCGCCTGGAGCGCCGTGTATACATCCTCTGTGATACGGGTGGCCTCCTCATTGAGCTTATCCGGGGCAATGCCTAGTTCGCCGGCCTCCACTTCCAGCTTGGTCAGCTCCTCCCGGGCGCCCTGCTGCTGCCCGTCAATCCGGGCTAGGTCGTTACGCGCGGAGTCCATGTCTTTCCGCAACTGGTCGATGGTTGGTATGATGGTCATGACTCGGCCACCCTCGCCATCTTCACAAGGGTCTGCTCCAACAACCAAATGATACCTATGAGCTGGTCTTTACTCATCTGCTCCAACTCTGCGTACCGGTCTTTCTTCGCCTTCATTACGACACCTCCTCTGCCTTCACGTGGTCGTGGTCTTGCCCCGCACAGACGACGCAGACATCCAATTCGCACTGGGGACAAGGAGTCAGACACGCGGCACAGAAGTCCCCTTGACACCAACCACACTCTACCATTACGTATAGACAGGACTCACAGGTCATACTACTCATGCTGCCTCCTCTTGCTGCCTTCGCCACTGCCGGAGCTGATTTCGTTTACACACTTTACAGCGGCGAGTATTACGCCACCGGTAGGTGTTGGCGAGACTGTAGGGATGCCTCTGTGGACAGTGTGTTTTCTTGAGCATGTTGTCACCCGCATCCCCCCGTCTCATATTTTCTTGGTGGGTAACGGCCTCTAGGTGGAAGGGATTGACACAAGCAGATGTCCGACAGAGATGGTCGAGCTCCTTGTCTGGAGGGATAGGGCCTCTTAGGGTCTCGTAAGACCAACGGTGGGCCAGCACCAAGGAGCCATTCACCCAAATCTGACCATACCCATTAGGTGTCTTTGCACCCACCCAAAGCCAGCAGCCCCCTTCGGAGTGTGCGTCGACTTTAGCCCAGAATCTGTCCTGAACCGGTCTCTGCACGTAACGTCCCCGACTGTCTCTTTGCTGCATCATTGAACTTCTTCGAGAAGGCGCTGTACCTCAGCCCTCACCGCTGGTTCGATGTCCCCCAGCTCCGCAAGCAAGTCGGGAATGGAGAGTTCGTCGGCTCTAAGACCCTCGCCCAGGACTTCCACAAACTTCGTGATGTCGTCCTCGGGTAGGTCGGGTGCATCATCAGGCTCCCGCCGGCCGAATACCTCTAGTGCCGGCGCCACGCCAGGGAGCGGCACCTCCTTAACAGTCACACCGTCCTTCTGAACGTCAACCACCAGCACCTCCACCGTGCGGGCATAGGAGGCGATGTCTCGCCGCGTCCGCCCGATAGACCCGGGGTTGGCGAACAGGGTCTTGCCCACCGGCACCACACCCAAGCACTCATGCAGGTGGCCAGAGATAAGTAAGTCGTACTTATCGAGGCCGGGTATCTTGTCGACGTTCACGTAGGGGTATTGGCGGCTGTCGCCGGGGGCCAGCAGGGAGCCATGGGCCAGGCCGATGACAGGGGCCGGATTCTTGGCGATGAGAACCTGTTCTTCCTCAGTTAGGGAGTAGTATGATGGGTCAGTCTGACCGTCGTACACCCCCTCGGCAGCAGCGCTGTAGGGACGGGGTACGAGCCAGAAGCCAAGGCGCGTATCAGTCATCTTGAGGAGGACTTTCACAGCCCCGGCTTTGTCCAGCGTCCCTAGGGGTTGGCGGGGCAGGCTCTCTACTCCATCAGGGCCGAGGTCGTGATTCCCAACAGTAACCAGTACCTCACACGGAAAGCGTTTGAAGGCTGTGATGAGCTGCTGGCGGAGGGCATCACTTACGCGATTCGACTGTTTGATGTGAAAAATGTCACCGGCGAAACAAGCGGCGGCGCACTTGTACTCCTCGCAGAGACGGGCGATGTTCTCCAGCTTGTCCATGATGGTGAACATGTAGTCATCCACCCGACCAGCGGGGGCTCGGTCGGCAGCGTGAAGGCAGCCTGCGAATAGAATGTTCATGCACCACACTCCTCATGGGTGAGCAGGCCGCCGCAGACTAGGCACACGCCCGAGGAGAGACAAGCCTCCTGGTACTGCTTGAGGAAGCTCTCAAGCGCCTCTTGGTGGTCGGCCGCACGCTCGGTCAAACCTGTGAGCGTGTTCTTTAGCTCGGGGATGCGCCGGCCTAGGAACTGCGCCCGCTCTGCCACTTCCAACGCCTCGGCCGCGTCGTCCAGCCGGGCACGCAGAGGCGCCACGTCGACCGCCGTAGCTCGGGAGCGCACCTCCGCGATTTGGTCAGCCAGCCCCCGAGCCCGGCGGACGAGCCTGAGGTTGTCGTCGATAGTCTTGAGGTTCGCCTCGGTCTCATCCAGCCGACCCTCCAAATTCTCGTAGTCAGGGAGAGCGCCGAGCCGCTCCTCTACGTCCACGAGGGCGGTGGTGGCGTCCTCTGCACCCCGTCGGGTCTGGTCAAGTTCCTTCTTGCACAGCATCTGAGCCGAGATGGGGACATCTAGGCGAGTGGCCTTCCCCAAGATGCGGGCACGTTTGCTACCCGTTTCCCAGAGTAGGAAGGGCAAATCATGTTGGTCGCTTAGTTGTGGGGTGAGCTCGGTAGTGGCGTCGACCTCGATGGTACCAATACCTAGGTACTCAGCAATCTCCTCGGGTACGGCCCCCCCAGTCTTGGTGAAGACTCGCTCGGGGTCGCTGTCCGTCATGCGGTAGCACCCACCCTGCCCTTTCTGCTTCCACCACTCAATAGTAACGCCATCCTCAAAAGTGAGGGTTACCTCGACCTTCTTCTGCCCATGACGAATGTCGTCATCTGAAGCGTCGTTGAGGCACGCTGCCCGCAACGCACGGAGGATGGCGCTCTTCCCCGCGTCCCCGGCGCCAACCAAAACGGTGAGCCGGCCGAGCTCGATGGTGGCGGCCTTTATGCTTTGGAAGTTTTCTATCCGTATCGAGGTCAGAGGGGTGTAGGCTCTAGGCATCAAGATATACCTCGCCGTTCCATGGGTGGGGCTCCAGCATGTTCAGGGCCACCTCTGTAATTTGCTGAAGGAGAATACCGTCAGCCATCATCTTCTCCCGAAGAATCGCATCCATTTCCTGCTCTCGCATCTCCCGGTCACGATTGTCCTGCGCCTTGAGGTGCTTGTTCACGCACAACCACATAGGGCCACGCTCCACACTCCCATAGTAGTGGGTGGTGGGCCGGCGGTGGCAGCTTGACGCGGCCGACGAGTAGAACTGACAGCTAGGCGTTCGTATCATCCTCTAGCTCCCGGTTGAGAGCGTCCCTCAACTGGCGTGCGATGTCGGGGGTCACGGTTAGTTCAATGGTTTGTGCACCCCCAATGGTAAGACCTCTATCTTCGTATTCGTCTTCAAGTTCGTCGAAGGCGAGGCCAAAATAATCGTGGGCGAACCGAAGGCACACCGTCTCTATGTCGGCTTGGTGGACTTGGATATTGCTCATGTGTTCTTCCCTTCTTCGTGATGTCCCCCTTGGAGTATCTGCCCGAGGGCGTCAAGGATGGAGGGGTCTTTCTCCACTTGAGCCTCGAAGTCGTCTCGACGAAACTTCGTCTCCTTATATGAGTACCAACCACCGCTGTAAGAAATGACCTTCTGCTCCATCAGCACATCGAGGGCTGACCCAAAGAAGTCGGGGCCGGTGGCGTCGAAGAAGTCGAACGTCCGCTTGAAGTCCTTCCGGGTGCAGGTCTGACACTCGGGGACGGTGCAGCCAGCAATGCGGGTATCCACCAACGTCGCTAGGATGTGGTGCCCGATAGGACTCTCGGGGTCGGGGCCAAACTTCTTCTGCTCTTGCAGGCGGATGGTGGTCATTGCGGCGTGGCCCAGGGGGTCTTCCCCCAACCAACTAGGGGCCGGAGCACCCCACGCGCCGAGGTTAATCTTCTGCCGGGGTTGCGATGTAATGACCAAGCCGATACGCTGGCGGTTCACAAGGTTACTCATGACCCGGAGCTCCCTCTTGATGAGGACAGCCTGGGCGCCAAGCCCCATCTTCTCACCCTTCACTTCCTTCTCCATAGGAGCGCCGGCGATGGAGTCGAGGGCGATGACGATTTGCTCGTCCTCATCAAACTCCTCCCGCGCGACGTGAATCATCTGCTTCACCCCGTCGAAGGCTTCCTCCAAAGTGTCGGGCTGGGCGACAATAAGTTCATCCACATTGACGCCCAACTTCTCCGCACGAGGAAAATTAAGGCGCCCCTCGGTGTCAAAGATGACGGCCCGCCCCCCTTGGGCCTGCATCTCCGCCAGGATGCTCAAGACGATGGTGCTCTTCCCAGACCCGTAAGCGCCTACTAGTAGAGTGATACCCCCAAGGGGGACGCCGGGCTTGCCTATGAGGTAGTCCAGCATGGGGCACCTCGTCGACACGTATCCCGTGGGCTCGGCCATGATGGGGCCGTCCCGCCCAACTTGAACAGTTAGGTCGGCGTCCTTCTGTAGACGCTTGACTACAGCCTGGGGGTCACTCATCTGTTTACGCTGTCGTTAGTGGGTTCCTGCCAGGTAAACCCGCAGGGACATCGAAACTCCAACGATGGGCGAATCCCCCTAACGTACTTCGGGGGGAGACCGTCGAAACCACACTTAGAGCAGGTACCAGAGCGTATCTTCAGATAACTCATCGTTTAGCTCCCGTTGCCCTGGTTCTTGCGAAGCCGCTCGATAGCGGCGGCCGGGTCGGTCTTGGGAGGCTGCGCCGCTGCGCGAGCATCCTCCTTTTCACCCGCCTCGGCCGGCTGTTCGGCAGCAGGCTCCTCTCTCGACGCCTCGGGTTCCGTAGCTTCCTCTTCATCCTCCGCCCCACCAAAGCGGCTCGCCTTGGCCGGCGCCTCGGTCGGTGCCGGGAGCTGTGCTGCCGGCGCCGTACCTGGTGCAGCGAGCTGCATGGCGCCGGTGGCCCGCCCCTCGATAGTGGCTACCATCTCAGTCGGTTCCATTGCGGTCACCACTGTTGGTAGGTCGACCAGGTTCTCCTCCAGCAACTCGCTGGTGCCGGGGAAGGGGCTCGGGTCAGCGACCGAGAACTTGAGCTTCTGTACGTTGTAGTCCCCCTGCTTGTCGTCTTTGGCCTTGATGAGCAGGTCGCGGCCGGTCTCCACGTGGGAGAGGTCGCCATACTTCTCAAAGAAGTTGAACAACGGCAGCTCGGACTCCTCGTCTGAGTCGTACTCGACGCCCCTCTTGCCCAGGAACTGGAGCTGGTTCAGCCCCAGTAGGAACACCTTGTCCTCGGCGATGTTCCCCTCTTTGTCGAGGCGCACGACGTTGAGGAATGTGCGGATTGACGCTCGGAGGCCACGCGCTTCTGCCTCAGCCTTGGCTTCGTGGAGCTGCCAGCGGAGTACACAGGCGGGGCACTCGCCTATGCCTGCCTCTTTGAGGCAGATCACCAGCCTACTGTTTGGCCCGAGATAATGGACGGGAAAGATTTGATAGGGGTTTGGCCACTCTGGTCGCTTCGGACAGATGCGTCGGTAGTTCGCAATGAACTTCTTAGGGTCGGACTCTAACTTATCCCAGGGCTTCTTCTCCCCCTCCTCTGCGATCTGTGCGATGAGAGCACGGGTCGCCTCGCTGTCGATGTCCGATGCCCACCCACTCAAGTCGCTCTTAGTCTTTGCCATGATGCACCTCCTAGTTGTAGATGGTTAGAGAAACCTTTGGCAGCTTCCCAACGGCCTTCTCCGCTGCTGAGATCACTGCTTCTACTTCCTCTATTGACCCTCCCTCGATGACGATAACTCCTTTAGTCTTTCCTGCCATGATGCGCCTCCTTCAAAGCCTCGATTCCTAACTGTAACTCAACCGGCCGGGCTTCGTCAAGTGCCCGCCTGATTTGTACCGGCGATGCAGACCCCGGGTCGGTACCGTTGGGGAGGTTTGCTATCGACACGTTCAGCATCGCCTCACTCAGCGCCTTGGCGTCCTTGATGGCCGACTCCCGGCCGGCCTCATCAGCGTCTCTAAGAAGAACAACGCTCCTAGGGGCAAGACGTTTCACTAGATTGCGCTGGAGCTCGGTGACATGAGCGCCTAGGGTGGCCACGGCCTCACGGTAGCCTGCCGCCCACATCCGTAGGGTGTCAAATACTCCTTCGCATAGGATGACGGTCTCCCCACCGACTAGGTTATCGTACCCAAACAACGCACGCTCGGCCTGGCTGCCGGGTGGCATCAATACTTTCTTTGGCTCGTCCTCCAACCAGGTGCGGGCGACGAAGGTACGGAGCGCCCCCTGCGTCACGACCGGCACGATTACACGATGATGGTAGTATCCAACGAGGCAGTAACCAATCCCCAACTCTGGTGCCCAGTCGCCATCCAGACATCGGTGTTGGAGATAGCAGGCCGCAAGGCCGTCTCCCTGGTCGGGCATGAAGCCAGGGGGCAGCTCGATGGTAGAGGCCGGCGCCGGCCTGGAGACGATGAGCGCAGGGCGCTGCTTCTTCCCCTCCAGGAGCGCCATCTCCATCGGATACGCTTCATTAGGTGACAGCTCGCACACCTCCAGGAGTAGGGAGTGGAGCCCACCACGAGAATTGCAGCGAAAACAAATCCAGGCGGCTGTGGCGGCACTGATGTAGAGCTTCTGCTTCTCATCGAAACACAAGGGACAGGCGATGACCAACTCAGTGCCCCCCTCAGCAAGGTAGACGTGGAACCCGTGGTCTTCCAGAACGGCGATCAGCTTCTTTGTATTCATCGACCTACCCGGCGCCACCCCCGATTGCCTAGCGTTGAGCAAAGGTTCTGTTTGCGGATGTAGCTTGTTCGCCCTGTGCGAATGTTTCGTACTGCCACCTCTCCAGCAAATATCTCCGTAACCTCAACGCGGCGCCCGCCATCACGTGGGTCGGTTGACTCGTATAGCTGACCTGGGTGTACCTCGGCAACTGTCCATTTTGTCATGATAAATCCTCCCAGTCGGGATAGTAACTGAATCCCGGCCACCCTCTACTCCCCCGGCCGAACATCGTCAGGTGCCGGAACCACTTACCCTTAGAACCGTGGATGGTGTCCTTGAGTATGTGCAACTTCACGAGTGGCCCCAGATCGAAGTCCCGCTCGTCGGGCGTCTGGCTCATGCCGAGGACGAGATGTGGGCGTTGGGCCTTGGCATAGGAACCACCCATATGCTTCAGGCTGACCTTCGCCTTCTCTACGGCGTCACGATTGAGCTGAACCGATGTCCAGACTGGTAGCTCCAGGCCCTGGCAGATATTAATCCGCAGGTCACGATAGAGTTCTTCAAAACCCTCATACGCTTTGGTGTAGTTCCTGCTTGGCTGGAGGTCGTCCGCCGAGTCGAGAAGCACCAGGTCAATGTCCTCCTCCGCCAGCCGGCGCCCCAGGTCGGCGACAGTGCGGATAGCGGCGCCATCGTCAATGACGAGGGAACCCTTGTCAATCTGCTTTCGCTCCCGGAACCGCATCAGGTCGTCAACTATGGTGGCGGGATTCAGTTCCTGCTTCGGGCACTCGAAGAGAGCGGTCAGTACTCGCTCCGCCACCTGCGTCTGGGTGAGCTCAAATGTATAGTAGAGGACTCTTTTGTTGTGGAAGTAGGCAGAGGAGGCGAGGTAGCATAGCACCTGAGACTTCCCCACGTTCGTGTCGGCTGCGACCACCGCCAGGTCGCCCGGGTAGACACCTCCCTCCCAGAGCTCGTCCACCTTGGCGATGCCCGTAGGACAGGCATCCTCCTCCTGGGGGCGTGCCCTCAGCAGCTCACCGAGACGAGCGTCCGCCAGGCTGATGGGTGGGGCGGCCTTCTCCTCTCCCGTCACCTCCCGCAGCCCTAGGAGCTCGGAAAAGGCGCCACCCCGGTCGCCGGCGACGAGGGCAGCCCGGGCACGGTCAAGCGCCATACCCACGTGGTAGCTCTGCACCCACTCCTCAGCCGCAGCCCAGGCGGTGGGGCGGCTGCTGTCGGTAACGGCGTAGGCAGTGGTGATGTCTAAGTACATCTGGCGGTACTCTTCGTGGAGGTCTGGGTCTTCCACCCCGTTATCTACCCAGTACAGGAACGACGGCCAGTCCATCCGCCTCCCATACAAATCCCAGTGTTCGAGGGCGGCCGCCATGAGGAAACGTAGCGGCCCTCTCGACAGAGATTCTGGTACCAGGGCGTGGTGCCACTTAACGAGGAATGCCTCGTCGGTCAGCACTAGGGACACGCACCAAAATACCCCCGTCATAGAGTGTTACTCGCGGTTCAATTCCGCATGTAACTCGTCCCAACCTAAGTAGGGGGTTAAGCGTTCCGTAAGGGCCCGTTTCTGTCTTCTGCCTTCCAATTCAAGATTCCCGATGATGTTCTTCTGCTCTATTACCTTTACCTGTAGTTCTTGAATCGTCATCTCCCCGCGTATGACGGCAAAGGTAAGGGCATCAATACGCTGATCTTTTGTGGCCAAAACCTTTGGCCAGGGCCAGAATCTACGAAAGAAATTACTCATGCTTTTAGTCCCTCTAGCAGCGCCACGTCCAGGGCGTCCTTGGCGGCGCAGAGATGTTCCCACTCCTCAGCCGTGAGAGAGACCACCCAGCGACCCTGCGGTGTCTGCTGATGTGCGCTCGTCGTCACGGGTTTCAACCCCTCCCGCAGCGGGCCTAGGTGCTTAGCGAGGGCGGCGAGGCGGGTCTTGGCCCTGCTCATCTTGACGCATGGTGGAAAGCCCTCACGTTCTTCATCAGCACATATTTGGCTGCACGGGTTGCCGGCCGCTGCTATCAGGTCGCGCAGGATGTCGCCGGAGTCGGGCTTGGCTGGATGGTGATGCGGGGGCTCCGGGTGACTGTGCGGCTCAGAGACGCCGCTGATCGGCCCTCCGTGGCCGTGAGTACGGTCGTCGTGTTGCTCTTTCATGCCTTCTCCTTCCTCTGGGCCTTGCGGACGCTGTGGAGGAGGGCATCGGCCCTGCGACGGGCAGGATAGATCGCATGGTCTTCTGGATATGCAGTCTTGCAATCAGCCAGCACCATTGCCTCCAGCGCCCCGACCAGCCCCTCCACCAGCAAGGTCTGGCGGTCTACGTCGGCGATGAGGCGAAGGAACATCTCATCGTGGCAGCCCTCAACGCCATCGACTCCCTCCTCCGCCCAAGCTAGCCACCAGCACCTCTCCTTCGCTGTCGTCGGGCTGTTCTCCCCACGCATGGCATCTTCCTTTCTAGCTCGGCCCAGGCGGCGAGGGCCTTGCAGCGCGAACACATGACATCACAAAACCTAAACTCAAGGCAGTCCCTACCAGGATGGTAGTAGGTTGCGTGATCGTAGGCGCAATCGGCATCCTCCAGCACCTCCACCACTGAGATGGCCCAGGCGAGGATGTCGGGGGCGAGGGCGGCGAGGTCTTCCTTAGCCCTCTCCTGATGCAGGCACGGGCCATACCCCTGCGCGAAGCTACAGGGCTTGCTCGCCGCGGCTAGCAGCGCCTTAGCCTTCTTGGTGCTGTCTGTAAGCTCTCTAGGCTCGGTCACGGAGCTCTCCCTTCAGTGTCTCCACCAGGCTAGCGAAAATAGAGAAATGGCGGGCGTCAGAGCGCAGCCGCTCACCATAATCAAGGAAGAAGTGGTTGGACAATTGCTGGAGCTCCTCGAATGTGTGCTTCTTTAGTAGGTTCTGCACGATGCGGATTCCTTGAGGCTCCGCAACTCGGTAGACGTAGGCAATGCTCCGCTGTTTGCACTGGCCCCTCCACCAGGAAATAAACTGCATGTGGGCCGGCTCCTCTCGGATGGTGACGGCCGGCAGGTCTACGTCCCCACGCAGGAGGAGCTGAAAGCGATACCCACCGTCGGAGATTGTCAGAGCTTTTATGATTGTACCTCCCTCTGGTGGGGACAGTAACCATATTTTCCAAGTGCACAGTTGCAGTTCCAACACAGCAACCGTAGATTATCAGGGAAGCCCTCCCTTATAATATTGACATACCAATACCAACTAGAGGCCCGCTTCCGGTCAGCGAGTCCACCCCCCTCAATATGGTCAACGGTGAGAAACTCGTTCCGTTCCTCCCCACAGCAGACACACCTGGCTCCGTAGTGCCCAATGACCTGTGCTCGGATACGTCGCCGGTACTTTCGATTTCGCTCACGACTTAATTCCTGGCAGTGAGGGCAATGTGCTCTTCTGGACGGTGGGTGAACCTGAAGATGTCACTCAGATAACAGTCGTCGCAGACAAGCGCTTTGCACCCGTAGCAGAGGTTCTCGTCGCTGGGCTCCTCTTTGCAGACGATGCAGGGGCCGGTCGAGGGAATCTCGTCAGTCATGATATGCCTCCTCTTATGGTTACTTCTTTTCCTTCTTGGCCGAAGGGCGGTGCTCCTGACACTCCGTCTCCTCGATGCGCTGACCACAATTCATGCAGAAGGTGTGGTTGTAATCTTCGAGGGATACGGTGTAGCGGTCTTCGCCGCTCTCTTTATCCACGTCCTGGAACCACCCGTGCTCCACCGTGAGGCACCGCGTCTCCAGTTCCTCCCCCTTGGAGTCCTGTAGGACAAACACGATAGGGGCGACCGGCTCGCATCTCTGGCAGTAATAGGCCGTCTCGAAGTGGGGCCTGTAAATGTCGGCACCCTCCCCAGTGAAGAGAACTGTACCTCGGTAGAAAGGCTTCAGGGAATCCACCCGGAAGTACCCATAGCACTTGGTACAGGTGTCGACTCGGGACGGGACGGGTGGGGCCGGACTAGCAGCGCCTACCCCCTGGACTGTTGTCTGTGGTCGCCCGCCAAAGAACCTACTGATAGGGTTGGTCATGATGCACCTCCTGAACTCTCTCCTCGTTCCTCTTCTTGAAGTCTACCAGGTAACCCAGTCCTTGCGCAAGCTGCCTGGCCCGGCGCTGGGCCTCCACCTCCCGCATGAGCTCGGCGCCGAAGATGGATTTCGGGGCGACAAGGCGCCCGTGCCAGTACAATCTGCTCCTCCTCATGGTGAACCCGGCCTCCCTGCCCTTTGCGGCGTTGCAGCGCTTGCAGGACATCACCAGATTAGTAAACGCCGCACCATCGCCGCCGTTACACCGTGGTACCACATGCTCCTGCTCCTCCGCCGGCCCTCCGCAGTATCGGCAATTCCTATCCCGTAGGCGAAGGAACTTCAGCACCATCCTCCTGTTCGGGGGACTTGGCCTGCGGTTCCTTCGACGGGTCATCAAGCGTGCCTCCTTGGAGTGCGAGGGGCCACGAGAGCAGCTCCCTCGCCACGTTGGTCAGTTGCAGACTGAGCACGATATTAAAGTCAATGACGGCCCAGACTAAGAGGCAAAAGGGTTCATGACAACTCCTCCCTCGCTGGTGCTCCGGCTTCCCACGGTGGACGGGGTAGTCCACTACCTCCCCCGTGGCTGGATAAGGAACCAGAGTAGCCCCCATGCCCAGAGCCAGGACGTGAGTAGATAGACCACGACAATGAAACTCATACCTGCCCCCTCTCCAGTCATGAGCCTTGTGCTCCCCCTTGTAGCTGCAAGGGTTGATAACGTTCATCCTCTACCTCCACTTCAATCCGTGTACGTATTCCCGGGCGAGGAACGCACCAAGCAGCCCCCCATCTCCTCCAGTAGGCCCTTGGCATCGGCGATAGTCTCCACTATTACATCTAAGGCACCCGTCTTGCCAGGCGGTGCGTAGTTGGCTATAGTGAGGCTCAGGGGTTTTCCCTCTACGACACCCAGGATACGGATGTAGGAGTAGTTCCCGTCCGTAAAGGGGAAGACGGTTAGCCCCTCACCTAGGGTCTTTGCTTCCCCAAACTTGCCTAAGGTTTCCATCTTACACCTCCTCTTGAATTAAACCCCTGTAGGCTACAACGTATTACGGGCTGAAGTGTTGCGGTAGAGTGCCCAGAATAGCCTAAATTACCTGGTTTACCCTCTACTTCTATCCATCCCATCACTGTAACGAGTAGCCTACAACCCGTTGTAGGCTACAGGGGTTATTGACCTTATCCCAGTACGAAACCCGTTGTAGGTTACAATGGGTTGTAGGTTACAACCCATTTAGTAACCCGCTTTACCCCCCAAAATTATACGGTGCCCCACAGGGGTTTTCATACCTGGGGCTCCGGTCGACAGCAGCCCTTATAGGGGCCATCCCCCTCGGCACAACAGAGCGGCTCATCATCCAGAACGGGCATCACTGGGGGGTCAGGAGGTATCACCGGCGCCTCAGGCTCGGGCGCCCAGAGGTCGACGGCCGCCAGCCTTTGCCCGGGGGCGTCAGCCCGGATGTAGACGATGCCCGCCTCCTCCAGCACACCCCCCTTCTCCAGTGCTTCGATGATGGCCTGCGTCAGGCCGGCCGGCCCGATGTCAACGGTGAATCCTAGTTCAAGGGTTAGGCTCTGTGTTATTGTGCTAATGTGTCGTGACTTCATTAAGCAGGTGCCTCCACACACTCTACTCGACGGATGATTTCACTCCAAGCGGCGGTCAAGAAAGGCCCAATGGCGAAGGCAAACCCCCAGGCAGCGTAGGGCAACACGCCCGGGCTGACCACCAGGCCCGTCACCAGTGCCCCCCACGTCAGGATGATGGCGACCTGTGTCTCGAAGCATAGGCGACAGTCAAACCCCCTCCAGAGGTAGAGAAGGAACGTCGCTCGGGGTGACGTGTCCCCGGTCTCCCAGGTGGCGCCGATGTACTCCAGCCACTCCCGGAAGGGCTTGAACAGTGAGCCGTGGCTGATCGCTCTGGTTACATGCCACGTAGCAAGCCCAAGTGCAAATGTCCCTAGTAGGGTCGTTATTAGGTGCTCTATCAAGAAGCCCTCCTTTCTCTCTGCCAGGCTAGGTAGCAAGTACGGCAACGACGTTTACCTGAGGGCGTACTGTACGTATTACCCTCTGTGAGTGGGTGCCCTCGCCGGCAATGAGTGCCCTTAGTAGGGCCACTCCAGAGCCGTCCTTTCTTCTGGGCGTCTTGGATGTTGTCGGCCTGGGTGCCGAGAAACAAGTGGGCGGGGAGGATGCATGGAGGGTTATCGCAGTGATGTAATACGGACAGTCCTGGAGCAATCGGGCCGCTGTGAAGCTGGTAGCTCAGGCGATGTGTTTTCTCTGTCCGACCCTCTACGTAGATATTCCCATAGCCCCGCGTGTCTCGCGCTCCCTGCCACTCTACGCAGCCACTGGAGTTTGGGTGTGCCTTAGCTAACAGCCGGGACTTCGTAGTCACTCTTTCTCTCCATGGGGCCTCTCCTTTTCCCACCAGCAGTCGTCGCAGAGGTCGGGGTACTCGTCGGCACAACCGAATCCGGTACAGATGGTGCGCTTACACTCGGCGCAGACCCAGAGCCCCCCGTAGCACTCTCGTACCCCCTTTGGGTCGGGCTCTATGCTATGGGCTTCACATATGTTAATCATCGTGGGCCTCTTCAGGCGTGTCGGAAGGGACGAAGAGGGTACTGAACTCGCATTTTGGGGTGACGAGCTCTAGCTTCACACCAGGCAGTCCCTCCTGGGGGTCGGTAAGGGTGAGGAGCCAGAGTGTACGCCCCTCGTTGTGCCACGTCTCGAAGGTCTCTTTGATGGGCTCTGGTTGACGGGAGATTCCCGCCACCTTAATCAGCCCCTTCTCCCCCTGCGTCAGTAGCACGTGGAAGGTACGCTCCCTGCTGTCCAGCCGCCTACCCGGGCAGACAAAACGTTGTTCGTCTACCTCCCATGTGTGGGGGTAGTGCCGGTCGTTTACATCACAAAGGGTGCTGTCCGCCCATTCACTCGTTTCAAAGACGGGCACACCGAGGATGAGTGTACCGACCAACCCCATACCCTCTCGGTCTAGGTTGTGTGGTAACATTACGGTGTGCCGAAGGCAGTCGGGGCAGGGACTGCCGGGGTGTAGGTCATCTCCCCCCTCAAACGTGTTCCGGCACCTCGTGCAAGTCAATCGTAAATCGCTCACGTTACACCTCCTTCTGATGGTAGCGCGACAGGCTCGTAGTCATCAACCTGCTGGCTCCATACTAGCTCAGACTCCCAATAGACCTCATAGAGGCTGTGACGTGGCTCTCCTGGCTCCTGACGCTGTTCTGTGAGTGCCCGCAGGAACGCCGGGACGTACTCCGCCACCACCTGGTCAGCGTCTACATCCCACCACTTGTCTTCGTCGTCGGTGAACCATGTTGGAGTAAACCATCTGCATCTGTAATCACCGTCGGCGTAGTGCAGGGTCGCCACTCCCTGACTGCGGCGCCGTTCGACCTCCGACAGGTTGGGCTCTCCTTCTCGTAGTCTCATGACTTGTTCTCCAGTGTGTCCTCCACGAAGACATATGCCTCCCTCACGGTGGCGGCAAGTTGGTCGGCTGTGCCTTGCATCCAACCTCCCTGCTCATCATCTTCTTGACTGACCTGGCTCTGCCAGAAGTCGGGGTCGCACAAGGCGAGTTGAACGCCTAGCATCATGACCCCAAACTCTGGAATATCAATACCGAGCACCTCCTGCACGACGGCTTGGAGAGTCTCTCTGCTCATGATGGGCATACCTCCTCAAAATTTACGATACTGCACGAGTACGCAGGCTGCTCGCTGTACGTCTGGAGCCGGCGGGCTGCGTGCTTCTCCAGGTATTTTCCCCGGTCAAGGAAATCGAACACGAAAAGTCTGTCCTTCCCCTTGGCAACCCTCATCCCACGCCCCACCTTTTGGACAGTGAGGTGGGGCGCCTTACCCCCGCCCGCCATAATCAGATATGCCAACGGTGGGATATTCAAACCCTCGTCCGCGACCTTTGACGCTACAAGTAGGTTCAGCTTACCTTGCCGCATGTCCTCCCACGTCCGCTGTCTTGTGGGGGTGGGGGCATTGCCTGCAATGAACGGAGCGCCGAGGGCATGGGCCAATGCTTCCCCGTGTGCAAGGCGTTCTACAAGTATGACGACTGGCCCGCTCCTTGTTTCGTCTAGGTGCCGGGCCAGCGTCACGATATGGTTGTTGCGAATGGTGTTGCTGACGATGCCGTACTCCACCACCTCCTGCCACTTCTTCCAGCTCGCGGGGTTGGGTGGTTGGCGAATCATGAAGACATCCACGGGGACTAGGTGGCCCTTCTCCGCCAGCTCGTCAGCCCCGACCCGGTGCACCGTCGGCCCGAGCCAGCTCGCTACTTTGAAAAACGTTTCCGGGTCGAGCTCTTTATCAGGGGTGGCACTGTAGCCTAGGCGCCAGCGGGCAGACCAGAGCTGGGCCATCACTTTTTCATAGCTCCGGCTAGGCAGGTGGTGGCATTCGTCTACGTGCACCTGGCCTATCTCCTCCCGCAACCAACGTTCGATGCCTGCTTCTTCCTTGAGGCGCATGTACAACGTCTGGAAGGTACAGACCGTCAGGATGCGGGGTTCCCACAGGCCGTCGCCTATCATACCTACTACGTTTTGATGAGGGAAGTCCTTGAGGCTTTCGCCCAGCCCCAGCGTCTGTATCATCCGCTCAGCGGATTGGTACATCAAGTCCTTGCGGTGCCCCAGCACCAGGCCCGGGCGCCCTATCCGCCGGGCAACCTCTACCATCACTTCAGTCTTACCGGCCGCTGTGGGGTGGTGAATGACACCCCGCTCTAAGGCGAGAGCCTGGTTGATGGCGGTCTGCTGGTGTGGCCTAAACTCCACGCTGTTGTGAAGCTCGGCAAGTCTAGTGTCCTTGGGTAGGGTCTCGGGGCGCTGGTCGTCCACCTCAATGGTGATGCCTTCCTTGGCTAGACGTGCGACCAGCCAAGGCACCAATCCGGCTGCGAATCGGCCCTTCTGCGTCATTAATCTCACTGTGCCATCCCAGCCGCCTCTGCGGTGAGCCTGTGTAAATTTATACCCGCGCCGTTGATAAGAGAGCACCTCTCTCGCCTGGTACACTGCCGGCCCTTCCATTTGCGCAAAGGTGTTGGTATATCGTATACTATTATTAGGCATGAAAAAGCTGACTTGCGGTGGATGTTCGAAGCGGTTTCGAGGGAAGAAGGGGCAATTGTTCTGCTCGAAGCGGTGTGCCGGTCGCACCTACGCACGACGCAAGTACGCTGTCCTGTACCCCAAGCAGCCGGCCCGGCAGTGCGCGGTGTGTGGCAAGGAGTTTGCACCATATCAGAAAACTCACCGCTACTGTTCCCAGCGTTGTAGTGCGAAGGCGTTCTACCAACGAAACCGAGAAGCCCGCCTTGTAAAGAACCGACGCTTGTCCGACGAACGCCACCAACGGGTAGCTGCTCTGTTGGGCGGGCGCTGCGTGGCTTGTGGGATTACTGACTGGCGTGTCCTTCAAGTGAATCATATCAATGGAGGGGGGCGCCAAGAAGTGCACCGCGTGCGCCGTCATATTTACCAAGAGCTTCTGACTGGACGGCGCCAGACCGACGACCTCGACCTTCGTTGTGCCAACTGTAACATCCTGTACGAGTATCATCGTCGCCCCTACCCCCAGATAAGCCAGTCGGCTAGTGTACCGGCGGCTACGCCTGCGCGGTAGAAGTATAGACTCTCAAGCCCGGACATAATTACACCTCCTGTTCAGCGACGAGCAGCCCCTCGGCTTCCAACTCTCGGAACGCTGCTCGGACGGCGGTTTTGCTGGCCCGTAGTGTTGCGGTTAGCTCCTCCATCACGGTATTGCTGCCGTCAGGCCGGCCCCGAAGGTACTGATACAGCGCGTGCGCTAGTGGGCTCATGGGCATCCTATACAATCGCGGTCTGGGGTGCACCTGCAGTGTAGATCCCAGTCGCAGAGCCAGTCGTTGGGGTGCCCGAAGATGGCGTGCAATATTCGTCGGAGCATTAAACACCTCCTGTATTGGTTGGGGGACTGGCCCAGGATTTTAGCCCGGGTTAGGGTCTCGTCCGGCTGCTGTAGCCTGCCCTTCCAGCCCCCGTGTGGTGGAGCCGGCCGGAGTCGAACCGGCGTTGCTCGCCTGACAGAGCCTGCACACCATCCGGCGAACCTTTCCCGTCGGCCCCACGTCTAGTATAACGTGTTTTACTGCGGTTGTGTTACTTCGTTTTTGAGCCCAGCACCTTTCGATGGCGCCAGCACTTCTGAGGCCCGTTTAGGCAGAGATACAGGCTCTTGTACTTCCGGCAGAGCCGGTCGGAGTGGCAGCCGTCGCACCGGCGCAGCTCGTCCTCTTGCTCAGTCATGATGCGCCTTCCTTCTCCATATCGTACGATTCATACATCCTCTGGCAAGTCACACCACGGCATCCACACGCGGCAAAAGCGCTGGTACGCCTCGTCGAACTCGTCGAAGGACATGCGGGTGCGCACGTCGATCAGCGGCATGCCGATCTGCCTCTCGAACTCGGATATCATATTGGCGGTGGATCGGTAGCGCCGGATCGAGATGTCCAAGCATATCCCGGTCAGCTTGTCGATCTGGTCATTGGTCACCTTCATGTTCATGCCTCCTTCCTAACGCAATTGCGGTTGATTCTTTACAGCTTCCTCGGCCACTGATTCTGCCAATAGTCTCACTGGATGGTGACCAACGATTCGGGTAAGGGCAAACTCCCCGTGCTTAGCAATCCCTGCTGGTCGAAGGCCATCGATGGACAGAATCTTCCCTTCGAGCACAAAGCCCTTCGAGCCATCCCCCCGCAGCCGTCGGTGATAGATGCGAGGATTGGTCAACGTCACGGCGACCCTCTTGTGCCGGTGGAGCCGGTACTCGAAGTTGATAGGACTGTGCCAGCCCAACCCCTTCTCCTTGAGCCAGGCCATCAACTCTTGGCGCACGCGCTCCGTGAATGAGCCCGCGGCCATGCCATGGCCCGACTCCTCATAGCGCCGCAGGAAGTCCAGGACGCCGCGAAAGTTGGCGAGGGAAGGTTCGCCACCCCTTCCTTGTTGCTCTAATGGTTCCGACCAGAGCCGCCTATTCTGTCGGAACGGCCTTCGACCTCGCCAACGCTTGTTCACCACGCTACCGCTTCCTCCCGTCCGAAAGCGGCGCACGTCGGGCAGGGCCGGCCATGTGGTGGCTTGTCCAATCCCAGCCTAGTGTAGCACGGTTCGATGGATGCCCATGAGCAGGGGACAATGCCCCGTACCCGTGTGGCGCAGTGTTCGCAGTATGCCTGCGTCTCCTCCTCGTCCATCTCTACAGCGTTTCCCGGGCAGTCACGCATGGAGCACCCACCCCGCCCCGCCTTGGATTCCGAGGTGAAGCGCCGCTGGTCGAATGGCTTGAGCTGCACCTGGCGTCGAGGTGGGTCACTGTGGGCCACGCATCGAAACAGATGGTGGGCGGGTGCGGTTTCGCTGAACCCCACATATACAATTCGGGCGCCGCTCTCGTGGTTGTGCACCACGTTGGGCGGACGGTTGTTCAAGGGTCCATAGCCCCCCGCAGCGAACCGCCTGGAGCGTTTTGGAAAGGAACCTTGGACTCCCCACCGCTTAGCGAACGGTTCAATCCCTGGCTTGGTCATCTTCTACCTCCTTACCGTCGCCAAAGAATGCTCGGCTCTCGCCCTTTTGGATGCGAGCCTCCAATGCCTTCACCCTCTGCCACCATTCATTCTCGTCTGGTCGGGCGAGGAAGCGACCTATCTCCTTACGGTCTTCGTCGATGGCAAGCAGGCCCGTCAGTCGGTCGGCCCCGATAGCGTCTATCACCCCACCCCTGAAGGCGATGGCGATGGTGGCCACTGGGTCAGGGTCGCTGTTCGCTTCGAGAGCGATGGTGTAGTGGTCGCCGCTCTCGTGGATGTCGTCGTAGGCATGGCGGGCGCCGCAGTCAAGGCAGTACACACCACTATCGCCGATGCTGTCGCTGGCCCACACCCCGTTCTCGTCTATGGGGTAGTCAAAGGTCTCGCGCATGACTAGCTGTCCCCCACACGATTTGCACTTCATCAAGTCACCTCCTCTCTAGATAGGCAGAGGCGCAGTCGCTCCTCTGGTGTTAGCTTCTCGCTATGGAACAGTACCTCTTCGACAAGACGCAGCCCCTCCTCTAATCGCTCAACAAAGAGGGCGTTGCGCCCGTGATTGAGGGCGGAGGCTGCGGCGGTCAGTGCTGTGGCTGCTCTGTCTAGCCGGTCGATGGTGCTTCCTGTCTTCATGATGTACCTCCTTACCCAATGTAATCGAATATCAGATGTCCCACAAGGGCGACAAGCGTAGCCACCTCCCACCACGCCTCTTTGATGCCAGCGTCCACGCCCTTGCACCGCTGGCACGGTATCCCGCTTTGGGGTTTATGGGCCTTGCGGGAGTGCTGGAGCCGGAGCACCTGTACCATCCGGCGGGCGTCTGTCAGTAGGTGCGCCACAAGGAACGCACCGGCCAGCCACAGTAGGCCGTCAGTCAAGTCCACGCCCATCGGTAGTCTCCTCGTTGATACAGCAGGAGCAGTCTCCACAGTTGCACTCGCTACCGCAGCCGCCATCCGAGCCGTTCGGCATGGGATGGCCACAGTGCAGGCAGCGCCCGCTTGGAGTAGCGATTGGCCCCCCAAAGTCGGGCGCCTGCACGCTCAGGCCGGTCGCTTTGCTCTCGATGAGTTTCAGCATGACGCTACGCCTCCTTAGATTCCAGACAGCGTTACACGTCGTTTGTCGTTGCCGTCGACTCGTCTTTGGCGCCACCCCCTAGACTGACTGAGCCAGGGTAGCAACGGGCGCAGGTGTGCACCTTGACCGTGTGCCGGTCATGGCGCGACACTAGCGACGTGCGCCGTCGCTTGCCATACCCTCTGTCACGCTTCGCTATCTTAGTCTGTGCCATCGCGCACCTCCTCTCACTGGTAGTATCGACCAATCCGGCCGTCTCTGAACCCCTAGCATCAGTGCAAAGTCTAGAACAGCGCACTTCTCGGCATCCATGAGCCAGAGGCCCAGAGGCGGCAGGACTCGCCTGCCGCTGTAGAGGGAGTGTAAGGGGGAGGCGGGTGAAACCGGCTCGGCATGAGCCACGCCTCCCCTACTGCACTCCTCGTGCAGCCTAGCTGTATCTGTGCATCAGCCTCACCTCCTACTCTATGTCACCGGCCTCGCGTAGCGCCTTTTCCGCTGCCCTAAGCAGCAGGCGTCCACGGGCGTGCTGGGGACTGCCGGTGTCCTTGAGGTAGGTGATGGCACGGTCTAGCGGCGTGCCGGTCGCCAGCACCAGTAGAGCATAGTCTCTGAATGCCTGGTACGGGGCGTCGGTGTTGGCGGCATCCACCAAGTCGAGCGCGAGGCTCGTTTGCTTGTCGCCTAGTTCACACACCTCTTCACCCCTTCCTTTCCTGCTGCCTTAGGGCTAGGAGTGCGGGGCCGAAGCCCAGCAGCACCAGTAGGATGATTGCCAGCCTATCCATCATGGCCTCTCACTCCCCGCCGTATCAGCCACGCCACACATAGCGTGGCGATGTAGCCTAGTACCGGCGTTGGTATCATCACACTCGCCTCTTGTTACCGGCGAAGCGGTCGAACAGTGGAACCAGCACGCCCGCTTCCGTCAGTAGGGCTAGGACTCCATCCACACCCCCTTGAGATAGGGCGTACTTGAGTCCCTTGACCGTATCGGCCCTAAGCTCGGCAAGCTCCCGGGCAGCAGCCCTATCGTTTCGGGCCTTGAGTGCCTTTACGTCGCCGTCCATGTTGTGTGCTCCTCTCTACTCTCTACTCTCTACTCTCTACTCTAAGTATCGACCGTTCGCCTAAAGTCTGAAGGGGCCAACCTGAATTGACCCCCTCACGTCCTAGGTCAAGCTGTTCCCGAACGCGAACAGCTCCATATCGGACAGCTCGCCCTCAAGCTGCGCGTCTTCATCGCCCCAGAACAGGGACACGCCGTTGTACCCCGTGAAGGGCGTATCCGGCAGCTCGACGCCTCGCAGTCCTGGCCCCTGGTATCGCTCTACTTGGTGGCGACACTGGCCTGTCCCGTCTAGTTCCTGGTCGGGCCCGTGTAGATACTCGTGGACGTACTCTGCTGCTAGCTCCGGCGAGTCGAACGGGTGATAATCGTCCTGGTCGCCTACCCTCACCCATACTTTGAGGTCTTTCATTGTTTGCTCACCTCCACTACTCTTAAGGGATGGACGGGGCGCGAGTGGCTAGAGTTGCCTCTAAGGTCGGCCCCTTAAATTTCCGTTTAAGCTGGAGCTAAAGCCCAGCGCCCTAGGTGTGGGCAGTCTAACCACCCGCGCTCCGCCCATTCCGTATTCTATTTCGCTAGTAAGGTGCAATCCGGCCCCTTATGGCCGTCTGGTGGCAAGGTAACGCTAAACGCCTACCTGTCCTTCCCGCTGAACGTACCGCGCCGCGTTTATGAGCCATACCGAGTAGGTGCTGGAGTTCTTGAGTATCTGCGCGGCAAGGTGGCGCCGCCCCGCGTAGTGGTGGATAGCGGCTTTCGTCAGGTAGGCTCGTCGCCTATATTCACAGTCACGGCATGATAAGTCATTGCACATAATGGGGACTTGATTCATGGTCTTATCCTCTAAGCTTCAGTATCGGCCTCTGTAGGCGGTTCTGAAGGGGTCAGAGGGCCTATTTTCACTCTATTTTGACCTTACGGCTACGCCCGTACCCCCGTACCACCAAGCGCATTTCAGGGGTCAAGGGTAGCCCTAAGAACGCCTCGACCCTGTTCAGTTGCCGTAGCTCGGGGCTATCGGACTCGGCCCCACGGTGCAATGCGCGGGTATAATCGCTCTGGAGCGTGGGGATTAGGCTCCGTAGTATCTCCCTTGCCTGCGTGTCGGGTTGTTGCATGGCATTAACCCTTCCTAGTCTCAGTATCGGCATCATCGCATACTTCTGAATCCCTGTCAAGCCCTTTCTCGACCTATTTTCTGGTCAATTTCAGACCTTGACGTGAAGGTAAGAGTTAGATGTGCGCAGGGGGTAGACGATGTGCACCTAAAACCCCCTGTAGGTTACAATGGGTTGTGAGTGACAGGGGTTATTCATGGCGCTAGGCCCGTAAACCCGTTGTGTGTCACCTAGGGTTTATGCTAATGGGTTGTAGGCTACTATAGGTTTCGCCCTCTCGCGCGTGTAGGGATGGACTGGTGGGCGCTGGCAGGCTCGGTCTTGGACGGTTGTGATGGGTTACGGTGTGTTGCTGGACGGTGACGTTGGTATGGTGTTGGTGTGATGTGGTGGTTTGACGCCAATCCTGGTGAGAGAATGGAACAAAAATAAGGAAAATCGGCGCTACAGACCACCGAGTACCGGCTTAGGCGGTTCAGTAGGAGCTCTGGAACCGGTTTTGGTGGCTTGACACAGGTGCCAGCGCAGATGGGCATTAAAACCCTTCGGGGCCCGTGGTGAAGCCGGTCACCTGCCGTGGAGCGAGCTCGGCTTGCTTCTCTCCCCAGGCCGTAACGGTCTTGAGTAGGCACTGCTCGCATTCCCACCACCCGCAGGTTGCGGGTTCCCAATCGTACACCTCGAAGTAGTCCCCCCAGAGCCTGAAGCGGTTACAGGCGTCGCAGCGGGTGAACCACTGGCGTGTGGGGTCTAGCACCCAGGCCGCTCCCGGCCCGTGATCGCAGTCTTTATGTGTTCTCATCGGTATAGGCTCCTTGGTGTTACTCTACCTCCGGGCGCCCAATTGCCTTCGGCCATGAGGTCACCTCCGAAGAGGCGGTAGGCAAGTTCCGCGTCGAAGTAGACGACGACGCTCCTGTCGGTTTTGCGGGGGCTTTTTCGGGCGAAGGGGGTGGGGGCGAACCCCCGCACACGGTCGCGCCAGTACCATTCTCTCCAGGGGTGTCTACTCATCTTCTACTGCTCTCCCCGCGTGTAGCTCACAGAGGCATCCATCATAGGTGCACTCATCGCGGCAGCAGTAGCACGCTGTGGGTGCCCTCGCCTTCTCCGCCCCTATGAACTCCAGGAGGGCCTTCACCTGCTTTGGCGATAGGAGGATGCGCTCTAGGCCCTCGTCATTCCACTGGTTGATGCCTAGGTATCCGTTGTGGCGGTCAAATCGCACCCCCCAATCGTAGTTGCCACGACTACCGGGGATTTCCTCGCTGTACCGAGTGTTATTCATCGGTCTCTTCCTCCTAGCTTGTCCCAGATATGTGTCCCCAGGTGCCGCCCTGGGAGCTGGCAACGGGCACCGGGCATGTTGCTCGAACCACACTGGTAAGGTGGGTAGCAAGTGCCACACGAGGGGCATTCCATCTGGGGTGCCGTTAGTACGGGTGTAAGCTCGACCATGCAGTGAGGGCAGAATAGGAGCTTGTTCATCGGTCTCTTCCTCCTTTGGCGGCGCCGGTGCCACCCTCTACGGTGAAGTGGACGCCAGTGGGGGGCTTCCAGGAGCTCGGGTGTCCCTTGGGGCATAGTGCGCTCTTAGGCACGTCTTCATTAACAGGAACGCTTTTCACGAAGTCGGCGTTACAGTGGTCGCAGTGATAGGTCTGGATGCTCACGATGTACCTCCTTTCTTAGTGTAAGGGACTTGCGCCGGCGATGTCAACCCGATATAGTGAAGGTGGAGGAGTGGTGCGTTGACCCGGAGTAGCTAGCCGGCGAGCACCGCCTCCATGTGTTCTTCCCCGGCATGTAGCGGAGCTGCATTGCCGGGGCTATGCGCCCCCCTACCGTCGCGTAAGCCACGGTAGGTCGACAGGGGCCTACGGGTTTCTGTTGGCAAGGATGCGCCGGCGGTCGGTGATTGAGCCCCCGACTAAAACCCCGGGCGGTAGCTTCCCCGGGACAAGCCGGCTCGCCCCCCTAGGTGTGGTCGACGGGCAACCCTAGGCTAACGTGGGAGGACTTGCGCAAGTCCTCCCACTGTTGTTATAGTGTGGATGCGATGAATTGGTTCGATTACCACGAAGAGGGCAATGCTGAGTGCGACGCCTGTGTCGTCCCTCCGGTGTCCTGCGAGACCTGTCAGACGGGGTTAGTCCATACTCAGCTTGATGAGGAGCTGGAGGCAGTAGAGGCCCGCTGCGATCAGTGCTCGGCCGTTGACGTGCCGGAGCCGGTTGCGGTAGAATAGGAGTAAGATGGCTGACGCTAAACGACTTCGTGCAATAGCCCGTCGACAGTCTGTTCGCATGGCGCAGAAGGCGACTCGCAAGGCACTGAGTGAGCTCCCGGCCCGCCAGAGGCCGGGGACAGTTACACGGCCTACCCTGAAGCAGACGCCGGGGTACATAGCTCTTTCTACGCACCCCAGTATCACTTTCGCTACTACTAAGGAGGGGCGCCTGGTACTTCCAAGTGAGATAAGAGGCACTGCCCGTCACGAGGTGGCCCACCACCTTGGTGCCGGCCATCCGGCGCTGCGGACGACGGGGGCTATGCTGGGGGGTCTGACACGTTTGCAGGTGCAACAGGCTGTGCGGGTACAGAAGGAGCCCGTCGAACGCCGAGTACAAAGGGCGCTGCGTAAGGAGACACGTTGGCGTATGGAGACACGTGGGCCAGGAGGGGGGCCGTCCGGCCCAGAACCAGGATTCCAGACCCCCCACTTGAAAAAGGTCGCGCAGACGGGCCGTCCGGCCCAGCAGCGCCAAGCCCGAGAGAAAATGAGGAGGCTCGGCCGCCGGCTCAAGGGCCGTATAGACTTCTAGGAGGTGCATCCGTGGGCAAAGCGAAGCCCCCGACGGACGATGACCGGCATAAGAAGGTGCAGGAGGTAATCAAGCCAATCCTCATGTGGTTTGGCCTCCTCCAGCAATACCGTGTCACCATCGCCTTTGTCGACGACCTCTCTGAGGATAAGAGAGCTATTCACCGCCCGGGAGGTGTGGCGAGTATTGATGAGGACTATCCCTACCGTAATATCGACATCATGTTCAAGCGGTCGTGGGTCGACCAGGCCGACTCGGAAGGCATCGGTGAGATAGCGGTACACGAGATTCTCCACGTCCTCCTTTTCAGCCCAGTTGCACGGTACTTGAAAGCACGAGGTGTCAGCCGCGACCAAGCGTTCGCTGACCTTGAAGAGTCCTTGGTGGAGCTCCCCGCGATGTGGATATGGCGAATGCGTATGGACGCCGGAGACAAAGCGTGGGATTTGTAGTATACTGAGGGTGTAATGTCCGCCTGGATTCATGGGATAAGAGTCTTTAGCTTCTCTAGCTGCTCTAAGACAGGCTACCCTGTCCTTGTCGGTCAGGCGGGGATGCGCTTACACACCCGGGTGCAGAAGGCAGCAGAGTGCAGGGGTATTTCTGGCGCCCTGTGGATGACGGAGACGGCGCGGGAGCGGTTGAAGGCTCGGGATAAAAAGGAGGGGCCGGCCGTCCCTCATGAAAGCCCGGCGCCGGACTGGGATTGTACGTGCGGAAGTTACTTTTACCGAACCTTTGAGGATGCTTGGGTGAGCGTAAACAATGCTTATGCGCATGTCACCTGCCTGGAGCGTACTATGCTCCATAAGAATGGAGGGCGCACGACGCAGTATTCTGTTGATTACTTCCTGGCGCCTGCTGTAGCCGACCAGAAGGTGTACCTCCCGATTGAGCGTCACGACCAGGCGCAGGGCCGGCAGGTCGCTGCCATCCCTTACCTGGGGGGGTATGCGGGGTACTACGGCATTCCTGCGCAGATGGCGGTGGTACGCGACCAGAAGGAGGTCTTGGAGGAGATTGCCCTGAGTCTGGGTGTCCCCGTCCTGGACAAAGAAGACCTTAGAGGGTGCCCCGTGTGTCTGGAAATCAATGGCTGGAGGGAACCCCAGGAGATTACTGACGAGATGAAAAGGAATTGGTTTGGTGCCGGGTACCGTCAGCAGGAGCGCGACCGGGATTGGAAGGAGGCTCTAGGTGGGTCATAAAATAGGCCGCCCGCTTGTAGAAGAGGTGGGGAAGCCTCGCATCATGCCGAAGACACTACCCATGCCGGAACCGGTACCACAAGAAGTGCCCGAGAAGGAGAAGGTACCAGTGCACGCCCGGCCGGAAGCCCAAGAGAGGGCGCAACTCCGTCAGGCCCTGGCTGAGCGGGCCTATAAAGCGACTGAGACCGGTATTCGCCGCACTGCGAAGTTCCTGGGCATCTCCGAGCAGCAGGTGGCTAATATGATCGTCACCCTCACTGACCGCATCAGCCGGGTATTAGATGTGGGGGCGCCGGGTAAGAAGCAAGCGCAACAAACCAGTCGGTAGGTTGGGTGCTTGACACGCCATTTCCCAACCATCTATAATACAGATGGAGGATAGTGCCTATGTCTCTTGCGAGTTACACTTTCAAACGCGTCACAGTGACCGTTTTGCAGGATGATGACCTCACTGACGTGATTAGCATTGCCGGCTATGAGGTGTTGGGGATCATCACCCCGGCGGCGCTCGACGATTCAGCGAATGACATCACTCCCCAGATCGACCCGGGGATGGGTACATTTTATACACCACTGACGAATGCCGGTGCCGCGATTACGTGGTGGGAGAATGTCGCTGTGGACGAGTGGCTTCAAGTACCTCAGAGTATCTCACCACTTGTTGGTGCCCAGCTTCGACTGTCGCTCTCCGCTGGTGAGGCTGCCGACCGGGTATTCTTGGTGGTGCTTAGGGCGCTGTCAGATAAGGAGTAGCCTCATGCCATGTTCCTACGACCACCAGGGTGCCCAGATTTCCACGCCCGCCCAAGACCTAAACGTGCAGACTCCCGCCGCGCAAGCGACGGGGACGGCGAACCCGCCCGTTCCAGCCGACCACGCGCAGCAGACGCCGGAGTTCCTCCAGAAGCTCATCCGGGAGCTGAACGACCTGCGGAACCAGCAGAGTGAGTTGTACGCCAAGATGTACCGGTCACCCTCTCCACTGGGGGGCCGGCCGAAGAAGTCCTACACGCCGCCTTATGAAGAGCAGATGGAGAACCGGCGCCAGGACGAGGAGTTTGATCGGAAGATAGGTGCCCTCAAGGGGCAGATTGGTGACCTGCGGGTACTGCTGGCTCGAAAGGCGATGCCAGAGCCGGAAATCGGGAAGGTGCCTGGCCCGACCGCTCCTCCGACCCCTGAGCCGGCAGAGGCCGCGAGAGGCGGATAGTTGGCAGGGACGACCGACACACTAAGGAGTTCGACCTCTGTGCCCGAATCAAGTAAGAAGCGGCAGGTATTGAACCGTAAGCGCCGACACGTCATCAAAGGCATGTCGCCCCATAAGGCATGTGAGATCATGCGCCATGGGGAAATTGGGGGCGAGCCCATGACACCGAAGCAGAAGGGCGCGTTTGGCGCTCTCTGTGGGAAGCGAGGGAAGTAGTAACCATGCCTAATGAGACACGACGCTCACGAGCCCCGACTCTGACTCAGCGTGGAGCCGAGCGGAGGCTGGCTCAGGAGATGGCAGCGGGACGCATTACTGCTCAGCAGTTCAAAGCAGGTGCTGGCGCTCTTTCAAAAGCCACTATAGGGGCGGGCCGAACAACGGTGATGGCCTCTGAGCTGGGCCTTGGGGGCACTCCCACCGCGCGGCAGGCCGCTCATCTGAGCGGCGTCCTTCAGCGCCGGATGCAGCCCCTCCGTGGGGCTAGGCGGCGTACGCCTGGGCAACGCCCTCAGCAACCGCCACCGCCTACCCCCGGTCGACCACGAGGAACGCCGATGGGCGATAGGCGCCGACGGCTGGCTGAGCTGCGCCGACGGTTGACGCTGGGGTTCTAGGAGGAGGCGTAGATATGCCACATGGGACACGTCGGCCAAGACCTCCAGTTTCGTTGACTCAGCGTGGAGCCGAGCGTAGACTAGCTCAGGAGATGGCGGCTGGGCGTATTACCCGGCAGCAGTTCTTGGGTGGTGTTGGCGCCCTCTCGAAGGCTACTGTGGGGGCGGGCCAAACAACTGTGACGGCCGGGGCTTTAGGTCTCCCTGATCCTTTCGCAGCGGCTTTGCAGCAGCGCCCGGCGCAGTTCCGTGAGGCGGCCTTAACTGGGCGGCAGCGGATTAGGAAGCAACAGGCAGCGTTCCGCGAACAGTTCCTTCCGCGAGGCACGTCCCGGTCGCAGTTTGAGGCCCAGAGTAGGATACAGCAGCAGCAGGAACTACGGGGGCAGCCTGGTGTGAGTAGGGCCGCAGCGGAGGCTCAGCGCAGGGTAGGGGCGAAGACCGTGGCTCCTGGAATGACTCGCGCTCAGGCACAAGCACAAGAACGTATGGGACTATTCTAAGAGGAGGTGCATCATGGAACCATCTAGCGTTTGGATTAAAGCACACCAGTTGGAGGGACAAATCTGTCATTCTAGGCCCTCAAATTCAAGTCAGCCTTGCCGCGAGCCAGCTACGTGGGTTGGTTTCGGAGTGAAACAGGTGGCGGGCAAACCTACTACGGACGTGAATTTCTTTTTTCTCTGCGATGAGCACGTGGTGAAGGAAGAGAAATGCTCCGAGTGCCCCCACACTTCACAGAGCGAACGGTTCGCCCAGTTGATTGCGGCCGGGTTGGATATAAAGGTGGCGGGTGTGTGGCCCATCTTTGACTTAGTGGAGGAGACGGTGCTCCTTACTTTCAAGAACCCGAATGAGGTGGAGGCCGATGCCTAGCGACCATGATAATGGCTGGAGTCCCCGGTGGGTCATGCTTAACACCTGGGCCACGATATTGGCTAGCGTATCCGGGCTTGCGGCCTTGGTAATTGCCTTGATCGCCCTACTCCATTAGGAGACGGAATGGCCACTCCCACAGCGCGTGAGCGTATCGACTATGGTGAATTTGACTCGGAGACGGCTCGTCTCTTCTTTGGTACAGACCCCCAAGACGAGATCGATTGGATAGAGTCGCTGCTCACAATCGACAATGAGCAGGGACAGGTCGTCCCCTTCAAACTCTTCCCCCAGCAACGGGCGATGGCCCACAACAAGACGGGCCGCGACTTAACGGTCAAGGGCCGCCAGACACGGGCCTCTTCGTTTATCCTGGCTAAGAACGTGCGGCGGATGGTGACGGGCGCCGGCCTGAAGTGCCTAACGATGACCCAGGACGACCAGACGACCAACACGTTCCGTGCTCGGGTGCGGCACCACCTCCGTGACCTAAAGCAGCAGGGCTGGGAGTTTAAGGTTGGTCTGGATAACGACAGCGAGCTGGTTCTTGAAGACAACGAGTGCCGGTGGATATGGGGCTCTGGTGAGGAGCGGACTGCTGGTAGAGCCTACAGCGCACACCTGTGTCATTTGTCAGAATTTGCTCACTGGCCCCTAGAGCGGGCAAATGTCCTCATCGGGGGTATCACACCGTCCGTGCCCGGCCCGCCTTATGGCTGGTTCGACATCGAGTCGACTCCTAATGGGGCAGAGGGTACGTTCTATCAGATGGTGTCGGACTCGAAGACATACGACCCGATGTCTCGCTGGACTACTCACTTCTACTCCTGGTGGATGGAGCCTCGCTACCGTGCCGGGACTACGCCCGGCTGCGACGTTCCTTACTCGGAGGACGAGTGGGAGCACCTCCTCCGTACATTTACTCCAACGGATGAAGAAGAGCGCCTCATGGCGGAGTACGAGTTAGACGTGGGGAAGATTATCTGGCGCCGGGTTAGGAAGGCGGAGCAGGACAAGACCGATGCGCCCTTCCTCCAGGAGTATGTCGAGACGTTGGAGGGGTGTTTTCTTATGGCGGGAGGAAACTACTTCGCATCTCAGGACGGCATCAACCATCTGGACAAGTTCCGCAACACAGTGAGCCCGCCTAAAGAAATCGTCACCCAACTGCCAGGCTCCTCCGTGGTGTTCCCGATGCCCCATCTGCATGTCTGGCAGCGCCCTCAGATGGGCCGGCCGTATGCTGTCTGGGTGGACTGCGCCGGCGGCGGCCTGGATGAGGCTTCAGACTACTCCACTATCGTCGTGTTGGATGCGGCGGAGATGTTCGTCGCCGCGCGGCTGGCGATAAAGGTGGCGCCCCAGGAGCTCGCGCCGATGGCGGTGGCCATCGCCAAGTTCTATAACAACGCCCTGCTGGGTGGTGAGCGAGACGCCTTCGGCTCGGTCTGTGTGGCGAAAGTACAGGAAATTGGCTACCGTAATCTATGGTTCTTCTTGGAGCCCGGGAAGTCTATGAGTATCAAGACACCCATTCTCGACCCGTGGGGGCACCCTACTCAGATTCGCCAGCACATTCTGACGGCTCTCCGCGAGCATGTCTTCGCCGGCACCTTCCACACCTCTGACGCTTGGGGAGTACAGCAGATGGGTGCGTTCACCTGGCAAAAAGTGGCGCAGAAACGCCACGGCCTGAAGGAAGCGGGGAAGGGTCAGAAGGATGACATTGTGATGTGCTACGCCGGGCTCTGCTACATTGCGGATCAGGCACGGGCGCGGTATACTGCAAAGCAGCGGGTCTCGACAGGGGGGCCTATTCGTGAGAATGAAGTGGTCACAGTTGGGCGATTTGGCCAGGTGCTAGACCGTAGCCTTGCGGGAGCACGGCCGCGTCCGTGGTTACGTTAAAGGAGGTAAGAAGGTGAAAGAGCTGACCCACCAACAGAAAGAGGAGCTCCGCAAGAGAGTACTTGCGGATGAAGAGTTCATGGCGGGGGTGCGGAAGTCCCTAGCTGAGTGGAGAGCCGGGGGTTCTAAGGTCACGCCGTGGGAAGAAGTCAAGCAGGAGTTGGGGATTCAGTAACACATGGCACTTCCTGTAACAGCCCTAGTCCGTGGCGAGGATATGCTGGCGAAGTTGAAGACTGACCTCTTGACGAGGCAGCATCAGCTCAAGCAGTATTGGCGGCCGCTTTCGCTCAGGCAGGACTACTGGGAGCAGATGTACCTACTTTTGGATGTTTTGCAGCAGTCGAAGCCTTTGGGCGTGGCCCGGCGCTTCGTATCGAACGAGCCCCGTACTGGAGTTGACGCAGCTCTGGCCATCCTTACGCGCAACCCGACCATGTGGCGCATCCCCCTTAGGGGTGCCGAGGACGAGAACCAGGAAATGCGGCGCCGGGTAGGGCGTGTCGAGCGCACTCTGGAGGGTCTGGTCTACGATATGGACGAGCTCTTCGGGATGCGCCTCCGGGCACCCCTCTGGACTCAGGTTGTCTATCAGGGCCTCCACCGGGGTATGATTTGGGGTAAGTTCCACGTCACCACAGAGGCGCTCAAGTACCGGCGCTCGCCGCTCATCGCCGAAATCTATGATGCCCGTGATGTCTACCCTCACGTCGACGAGTGGGGACTGAACCACGTACTCATCGAGAAAGAAACAACTCTGGGCGCTCTGGTGGCAAGTTACCCCGAGGTCTACCAGGATTTAATGGACAAGTCCAACTTTGACCCAAATACGCCCGCCATGAAGCTGGAGTACTGGAGCAACGACCGGGGCAACCGGAAAGGAATCGTAGCGGTGCTCGGTACGGTGGGCGCCCCTGTAGCGACCGGTGGCTTCATGGGCATGGCGATAGGAGACACGATGGGTAAGGATGCCCGCTGGCTCGTCCCGCCGTTTTTCCATGGCTACACCTATGACGAGCTCCCGGTAGTAGGCGTGCCGGTGAATGGGGCGCACGTTCTGCATAAGCCCGCTGTGCGCTCGCCGCTGGAGCAGCGCCTCCAGGAACGGGCCGACTTGCTGGCGATGGATTCGCTTGCCTGGCACGGCGCTGCATCTGGAGTGGCGGAAATGGGGCGCGGTATCCTGAGTTCGGTTGAGGATCAGGTGCCTCAGTATAATGAAATTATCGCCACCATCTTCCAGCACTTCACCCTCAATGTTTATGACACGCTGGTCTTCAAGACCCCCACTGGCGAGATGCCGGAGTTTGAACGGGGTATTGGGGCGCATGTTGTGCTGACGCCACAAGAATCGGTGGATACGCTCCGTCCACAGCCCATCACCCAGGACGCCTACCGGTTGGTGCAACTCCTTCAGGAGGAGCGGCAGAAGGGTATTCTGTCCAACGTGCTCCAGGCGGTGACGCCCAACTTGGCGAGTGGCGTCCTCCTTCAACAGATCACGAATGCGGCCCTGAGCTCACTGGCGCCCTACCAGAGCGGCCCCGAGCAATTCGGGACGCGAATGGGAACGTGCATCCTGGCACAGCTTCAGAAAGCGGCGCCCATCATCGGGAAGTTCGAGCTCCAGGCCGCCACACCGAAGAAGACGTGGTTCAACATTGAGTTTGACCCGATGACCGAACTGGATGCAGGCCGCCACTATCGGCCGGTTCCGGTGCTGAAGCCGGCCCTGCCGGACGACCTGACCGTCCGCATGACGGCCGCACGTATGGCGCTCGACCCGCGCCGGCCGATGCTGTCGTTGATGACCGTCCTAGAGGACATCATCCAGGTGGACGACCCAATGGCCGAGGCCGACCGTATCTGGGAGGACTTGGCTACACAAGACCCTGTTATCATCCTGGAGCAAATGGCAATGGCCCTGGAGCGCCACGGCGAGATGGAGATGGCGGCCCGCATTCGCCAGCAGGAGTTCGCCCAGAAGTTCATAGAAGAAGCGAAGATTCGCCAGATTACAGGTTCCACTCCCTCACGTGAAGGCTTCCAGGTTCCCGGGCCTGAGGCCGGCCCCTTAGCCTTGAGTACAGCAAGAACCGGGACGGAGCGTAATTTGCCCGAAGGGGCCGAAGCTGCGGGTGCCGCAGGTCAGCGGGTGGGGGTCTAGTGGCCACGCCAACAGAACGCGCAGACCGTCTCGTCGAGCAACTGTTCGGGAGGAAGTTCACGAAGCAGGAACTGGAGACGCCCACGAAGGCGCCGCCGCCTCGCTCCGTTAGTGCACAGCTTGCCGATCAGCGAAAGGCCGGCCGGAAGCGGATGCGTGTTGTAAGGAGTTTACGGTAATGCCCTTCCGAATAGGAAACAAATGCTACCGCAACCGTGGCTGGGGCATCGAGGAAGTACCCTGCCGAGACGCGCCGGCGCAGGGACAAGAGCCAGAGGGTCTTGACGTTGAAGACATGATTCGGGAGTGGTTAGAGGGGGAGGAAGAGGCGGCTGAGGAAGCTGCGGGTGACGGCCGCGCCGAGGACATCCGCACGACTGGTGAGCGGGAGACTCGGGGCGAGTTAGAACGGGACATCACCGGCACGACCACCCGGGAGTTCGATGAGTTCATCAAACAGGTTACCCGGGTCTATATCGACGTGCCGACGCCCGAGGAGTTCCTTGACGACTTTGGGAACGCCCTTGCCGGCTACGCGCAGGACATGGTAGAAGCAGGTATGAGCCAGGGCGACCTCAACCTCATGCTCGACCCGACTACAGGCTTCATGCAGACCATGGTGAATGAGTACATGGGAAACTTGGCGCAGAGGGCGGCAGCAGGAGAGGACATCTTCGAGGTGGCGGGCGTTGGGGGTGAGGAGCAGCTTCTCGGTACTCGCACAGGCGAGGTCACCACACAAGAAATTACACGTATGACCCGTACCCGGGCGGAGGAAGTGCTGAGGGAGAGTGGGGAGCAGGTCACGGAGGAGAGCATCCAGCGTATCATCGACGAGGATACCCAGCGCCAGCAGGAGACCATCACCGAGATTACCGACCAGGAGATTACTACAACAAGAGATGAGACTGTGACGGAGACTGGTGAGCGTCGATTCGAGGAGACAGAGGCACTCATCTCGCGCCCCCGCGTCACACCAGTCTACAAGTTCTCTCCGAGTGACTTCCTCCAGGAACGGTTCGGTGATGACATCGGACAGTTGACAGCTCAAATCCGGGGCCGGAAGGGTGAGCGCGGCCGGATAGCTCAGACAGCGACCGGCGGCCCTGTAGTGAGCGCTCGAAGGGCTTAGCGATGGCACAAACAGGAAGTAGTTCGACTTTGGCGAATGCCTTCAATAGAAAACGTGGTTTGGCTAAGGTACGGGAGGGCCTACTCGACCGCCCGGGTATCCCCCGGCGGGGCGGGCCTCCCCCACCCACGGCGCCGGCCCAGAACCGCACGAGCCCCCAGGAGCAGGCTCTCCAGCAGCCGCGACCCCAGGGCGCCGCGCCCCGGGCCACGCCGCCCACCCTCACCCCCACGCGCGAGGAGAGGCCGGTGAATGCGCTAGGTCTGGACGACGAGACGCGCCAGGAACTGATGGCGCAGATTACTCCTTTCCTCACACAGATGAAGATGCAGAAGCGTGCGAAGCTGCACAGAAAGATCGGACGAAGCCGCAAGTTTTTTGGAGGAGGTGTATAATGTCTGCACATAAGATGGTAGGACAGAGGTGTGCCGCGAGTCCTGCGTATGGGAAAGGGCGCTGTACTAACCTGGCTACATGGGTGTACTTTGGTACAGAAAAAGGAAACGAAGACGTTTGTTTCACTTTCTTCTGTGACGACTGTGTGCGCCCAGAGGAGAAGCATGAGGCGTGCCCCGCCTCCTGCTTTGCGTAAGGGGAGGGTATAGAAATGAAGATTTTCGCGTCAAGTCATCGTCTATGCACTAGTCCACTCTGTCGTCGGATGCCTTTACGTATGAGTTTTCGAGAAGGATGGAACCTGTTCTGGTTCCAATGGCGCCACTGGACGTTTGCTATTGTTTATGATTGGAAGCCGTGTAGCCTTCCTAGCGGCGCAGGCTTTGGGAAGTAAAGATGCCCCTTCGTACAGGCGATGAACCTGAGGGTGAAGCCCGCGAGCGAGGGCGCCAGCGCCGTGAAGAGCGCCGTCGCCCACCTCCGATTGCTCCCACGCCCAGCCCGCAGCCGGTGCCCACTCCTGTGGCAACTCCCACGACTGCTGAGCCGCCCCCCCGCGCCGAACCGGTACCCCGGCTCACGCCGCAGGAACGGTTCGAGCAAAAGCGCGAAGCGAGGCGCCCGCGCGAGTTCCAGTTTGAGTGGTGGGAGCCCAAAGCGCCCATTACTCCTGGCCGTGAGAGGGGCCGTGTTCGCGTCTCCCCAGAAGGAGAACCGATAGAGGTTCCGGCACCGCGTGAGTTCGACCCTGTTGCGGCGGCAGGGCGGGAGTTCGTCCAGTTCACTGAGCGGTGGGACTCCCTAAACGATAGCCTCTCGGGTCTGCCTCCTGATCCTGTGGTGGATGCGGATGAGAGGATGATGGCTGGAAGTCTCATGCCGCAGACAGGGAGGCAGGAGGACATTCTTGATGCTTACTTCACCCTCTTTAATACATACAAGAACCTAGAGGAGTTCATCAAGCAGTATAAGGATTTCGACCCCGAGGGGATAGAGCAACTCAACAGGGAAGTTGCCCCGGGGGTGCGGAACAGCCCGACGGCTATTGCAAGCTCTGGGACGCTCAACCCGTTGAGGGCATTACTGCGGTCGCTGGAGGAGATTAATAAGGCCCACCCAGACAACTACACCCAATTCCTCGCTTCGGACGCAGGCTTTGCGGAGCTGTTCAATAACGCTGTGATGATGATGATGACGCCTCCCAAGAGCGAGTGGAGCCTTCTTACTCTAGGCGAGAGCGCGGGGGAAGCCATTGACAAGAACATGGCGGATGTTCCCTTCCTGAAACCGGCCATTGTTAATACAGTAGAGATTGCGGGCGACCCTATACTCATCGGGTCTCTCGTCGTTTTCCCGGGAGCTGGTCTCGCTGCAAAGGCCAGACTCGGGGCAGAGGTGGCGGTAGGTATGGGGGTTGGTGAGGAAACGGCCGAGGCGGTTGGGTTGCCTGGTATCGTTGGGGCTCTTCCTGGAGCGTTGCTTGGCCCAGGTATTTCGGGGTTCACCCGAGCCTCCATGCGTGCTGCCGTCCGCAAGGCCCGCCACTGGCCGGTGCGTGGTGAGCCCGCTACGGAGATACTCATTCAGGGCGGCCAGCTCCCGGTCGACCTTGGGGAACTAGGGGCGACGGTGGGTGAGCGCCGGATATTCTACAGGGGGATGTCGACGAACCAGGAGGCGGCCGTGGGTGAAGGGGCATTCCTGACGGCTTCTGCCAAGGATGCGGAAGTCTATGCTGGTGTCAATGTCCGCGCACATGGGGGAAAACCTGTTATTCAGGTCTTCACGTCAGAGGAGGGGGCCGTCCTCCCCATGCCGGCCGAGGAAAGTCTCGCCGGTGCTCGTGGGGGTGTTCGGGTGGCGAATCCCGAGGGAGTACGCCTGCTACAGCCTGGCGAACTCCCCTACCCGCAGATGGCCGGTGGTGCTACCGGCCCAACCATTGAAGGGTTCCGCACGAAGATTCGTGCGCACATTGAGCGCCCCGAGGCCCGGGACTTCCTGCGCCTTATTGCGGGTAAGGTAGCGGACTGGGTTCCGATGGGAAGGCGTGTACAGGAGATTGTCAACCGCCTGGCACTCGCGGACGAGCCCGCGCTTAAGGCTGCCTTCGGTTGGCACTTCCAGCAGGCTGAAGATACAGCGGCCCGCTTCATGACGATGGCGCCGTTCCGGGGAGCGAAGGTGCCTTTCATCGAGAATGAAGTCGGTCAAATCTGGATGCCCAAGGTAGCGGGTGCCGGCCGCCGCACCGTAGGGAACCTCTTCCGCGAGGGGGAGGGGGAGTGGATTGCTGTCGGAGACGTATTCGAGAGTGTCATGCGGGGAGAGAAGACCTACCTGGGGAGGCTCACGCAGGAGCAGGTCGACTGGGTTGCGCGAGCTCGAGTTGCAATGGAGCCCCACATCAGCTTTGCGGAGCAGGCTACGGGTATGTCCATCCGCAAGAAGGATGTGTGGTGGCCCCGTGTCGCTGTTGATCCTGTGCGAAAGCTCTGGAACGTTTCCCCCGGTACTCGCCGGGGCAAGCCGCCCATGCTACACAAGCGCCTCTTTGAGGAGCAGCAGGAGGCCATACAACAGTACGGTATCAAGTACCGCCCCGGTGTCCTGAACCAGATGGATGGGGCCATCGAGTCGGCGCAGAAGCTCACTCGTGATTCCCTCATGGCCCGCTACCTGCGTGAGGAGGGTATCCTCCGCGCTGCTGGTGAGCACGGGCCGCGCCTCACGGAGACCTATGGTACTGACCTAGGCTCGCAGGTTATTGGGGTCATGAACAAGGAGCACTTCCAGGCAATTGAGACCATCATTGGCCCCGGCACGAGGAACCCGGTGATTGCCGTTCCCCAGAAGATAAATGGTATCGCTCGTCTGATGTTGACGGGTTCCTTGGACACGGGGTGGGGCGCCATCCAGCTCCTCACTCTTGCCGCAAGTCCGGCCGGGCCAAAGGGCTGGGCTGAGGCGATGGCGCGGGGTTTCTACAATGCGCTGGTAGAACCAAAGCAGTTCTACCGCTGGATGGCTAACAGCAAGGCTGCTCAGCAGTACGCTCTCTATGGTGGAGACCTGGGTATGACTTCGGAGCTCATGGAGGCAGCCCGTATTGGCGGCCTGGGCCTTCCGCGTGCCCCTGTAGTCTCACCTATTATTGATGTGGCTACATTTCCCGTTCGCTCCTTCATTAACCGACTACAGGTTGGTTTCGACTCCTCCCTGGCCTACGGCCGAACGTTGGCCTTCGACTCCTTCGCAGAGGTGGCGACCAAACCGGGATTGATGGCAAAAGCTGCCGGCGCCCGGCCTCTGTCGGGCGCAGCACTCCACGAGGAGATGTTCCGACTGGCTCGCTTCACCGACACTCTCATTGGACAGCCGAAGCTAGGCGGGGTCATCTCCAGTCGGCAGCATCAGATCGAGTCCGCTTATGTGTGGTTCGCCACCCGCTACACAAGATCGTTCCTTGGCACGATGTCCTATATGTTGGGGAAGGGCTACACCCCGGCCCAGGCCCGGGCAACGATGGCGAAGCTGATGTTGGGCGGGATGTCAATAATGTCTGGGTTGATTGCTGCTCACGGTGCCGCCACGGGGAAGAGTGAAGACGAAGTTTTCGAGGACATCAAGACATCCCTCAATCCGACCAGTGGTAAGAAGTTCATGTCAATGAAGATGGGTAAAGACTGGTACGGGATAGGCGGTGTCTACCGTTCAGGTATTGCCCTCTTTGGGGGTCTAGCCAACAAGGACAACTGGGACTTCGAGAATTGGGAGCAGGCCCTATGGGACAACCCCATCGTCCGTCAGTGGCGAAGCCGTACCGCCCCTCTTACAAGTACTTTTATGGACTTCCTTGAGGGTGAGGACTTTATGGGGTATTCGGTCAACTTCTGGGAGTTCGTCGACGACCCACGAAAACTAGCGGACTATGCCCTTGACAAGTTCGCTCCCATCACCCTCGACGCTCTCCTTCAGGAGGGAGATCACATGCGCAAGGGTACCCGGTTCCTCGCCGAGTTCTTCGGGCTCCGCACCTCACCCGAGACGGCGTTCGAGGCTCTGGAGCCCGTCATGAACCAGGTCTCTCAGTACTCCTTTGGGGTGCCGTGGGAGGGTTTGGAGAACAACGCGCCGGCTCAGGACTTCGTTCGTAACCACCCGAATGTGGTGGCGGTAACTGAGGGGCGGGTACGGCCGATTCGGGAGCGCGAGCGCGAGAAGTTCTGGCGGAAGTACCGTGAGGGGCGTGACCGCATCGCTGGGACTCACGCGGAGACACGGCAGAGCGTCGAGGACTCCTATGTAAGTGGTCGTATGACCGGCTCCGACTACCGGGAGCAGTATGGCGAGGCTCAGTCTGCTGAGTATTTCGAGATTCGGGGCTTCCGCGAGGGGCTAGGTGTCGACTTTGAGGATCAGGGGGAGGCGCCCGCCGGTACTGTGAACGCCGCTCTGGACGCCTACTACAATATCGACCTTGACGACTACCGGGACAAGGAGACTAGGGTGCCCGATTGGGAGGCGTTCTTCGCCGACCGCGATGCGTCCCTGGCTCAGGTACCAGAGGAGTTCCAGCCCCTCGTAGAACAGTGGCTTACACGTAGGGAGACGGAGGTGCGCCGGCACATGCGCACCCGCTTCGAGGATGTCGTCGAGCCTTCTGGGTACTTCCGTATGCGTGAGGAGGTTGCGGTGACGTTGGGCGTGAGTCTAGATGACCTAGAGTCACAGCTCGTCCAGGCGCTTCAGAAAGATGAGCGCCGGGCCTCTCCAGCCGACGTAGCTCGCTTGGTCGATCAGGTGCTTAATGGGTCACTCAAGCAAACCTTTGGGGAAGATGCCCCGAGTATCTCTAAGCTGAGGCAAATCATGCGGGAGGCCAGTCCCGCCCTCGATGCCGAGCTCTTCCGTCAGGGGTTCGTCACGACAGTCCGCTCGGAGGCGGCCCAGGAGCAACTCAAGCGCTACCAGCAGATGTGGCGGGATATGGGGTATTTCGAGGCTCCCCTTGCCTCGGATGTGAAGGAACGCCTGCGGCGCGAAGCTGAAGAGCGCTAAAACCCCTGTAGCTCACTTGACATTTTACCCACCGACCCCCTATAATGAAGTTACGCGAGGTGAATTGAGAGGAGACTATCTTATGCCTGGTGACGCGCAAGCAACACCCCAAATGGTAGAAAAGCTAGGAGAGCTCGAAGTAGCCGAGCTGACGAAAGAGGGAGTGCGACCTTTGACGGCACAGAATCAGGCCGACCCTTCGCAGCAGGCTTCCCAGCCGGGAGCCGCAGCGGAGACGGCGGTTCAGCCAGCAGAGGCGGCACCTCAACCGACAGCTCAGGCAGGAGCGCCCCCGGCGCCGGCAGCACAACAGGTAGTTGAGCCGACGCCACCGCCCGTTGTGGAGGTCGTTCCCGGCGCAGCGCCGGCGGCCCCGGCACAACCGGTGACAACCTCGGCCCCTGTGGAGACCGCGCCAGCCGCAGGTGCACCGGAGGCAACGCCAGAGGAAGAGGTGGCTTCTCTTGGGAGGCTAAAGACCTTCCTTGATGACCAGGCAGAAGAGGCGCGAAGGTCTGTGCAGAGCCAGCATGACCGGCAGAATGCACAGGTCGAACGTCAGTTGCAGGAGGCGACAACGCAGTCTCAGGTACTCACGGATCAGATTCGTGACCTTGAGACCCGTGATCTGACGGACGCCGAAAAAGCCAAGGCAAAGGAGACTTGGGCTCAGCAGGACGAACGGGCTCAGCTAGACTCCTACCGAGGCGAGCTGGTGAACTACCACCGAACCGTCTTCGTAGACAGTCTGGTGGCCGAATACAAGCAGTACGGCGTGACCCCAGAAACCCTGGGTGCAGTCGAGACTCCAGAGGAAATGGAGCTCTTCTGCGAGCAACAGAAGTCGGCTTCTTTGGAGAAGCAGCTACAGGAGGGTCAGGCCCCGGCACAGCCGGCAGTCGCCCCTGTGCAGCCTCCTCCGCCAGTGCCGGCCCAGCCACAAGTGGCCACTGCACCGGCTCCACAGCCGGTAGCAGCGACCCCTACTCCGTCCGCTCCGGCTCCTCAGCCGCAGCCGAACGCGCCGGGAGTCCCGGCAGGGGCTTCCGCCCCGAGTGATGTTGGTGGGGGTGGTGCTGTCGACCAGGGTAAGAAGTTCTCTGAAGAGGCAGGCGCTGACGCAATGAGAGAGAACCTGAAGAGCATGAGCTGGGATGCAGTTCGTGTGAGACAGGCGTAGATTTTACTTAGGAGCGAAGCGAAATGGCAGGAACAGTAGAAACGATGCGCTTCGCCGGTATGCCGGATAGCGGTTATCCGGCGGAGTTCTTGCTCGATGGTACCACGTCGCTGCGAGTCCGCTGGGTAGCGCCGCTCTTGGTCAACATGAGCGAGCGCTCGACCGATTTCCTCAAGTACACCGGTGGAGTAGAACAGTTCCAGTACACCCACACTCGAATCGAGTGGGTGGAAGACGACCCGTGGAACCGCCGCCTGTCGCATAGCGGCCTCGCGGCTGGGGGTACCACTACCCTCGTAGTTACTGGTGCGGCTCACCGTTTCCCGGTCGGTACGATTCTGTACAACCGGAACGACGACGAGTTCGTGCGGGTGACGGGACACGCAAGTGTCAACGCCTTGACCATTCAGCGCGACATCACCAGTCGTGTGACTGAAGGTTCCTGGGCTTCGACCGATGAGGTGTTCGTGGCTGGGTTTGCGATGCACGAGAACGACAACTGGGTCTTCAGGCCCACGAGTCTGACCACCATGCCTTTCAACTACAGCCAGGTACACTCGGTCGGCGTGCAGGCCACCTTCCGCATGGTCGAGACGCAGCAGTACGGTCTCCAGGGGAACGACCTGGACAAGCAGGCTGCGGACACCGTAGCCGAGCAGTTCGTCCTCATGGAGCAGGAGTTCGTACACGGTGACCGGTTTGCCGGCTCGTCCTCGGTTCCCTCCCTTCTGGGGGGCGTCAAGGACTTTGTGACGGCAGCCAACGGCGCCCAGGTGACTGACCTTGCGGGTGCCGCTCTCACCCGTAGTGACATCGACGACGAGCTGGAAGACCTCTTCTACGAAGTCGGCGGCGACAAACTGGCTAAGACCATCATCGTCGGCGGTTGGGGGAAGAGGAAGGTTAGCTCGTTCTTCAGCGGTGCCGAGCGACTCGGCCCGGGTACCGGCCAGACGGCTGGCATCACGGTTGATCGTTTGAACACCGACTTCGGAGTCATCGACATCTTGCTGCACACCGCAGTGGCTCAGGACGAGATACTACTCATCCGACGGGAGAACCACCGGATGGGTCACCACGGGACGCTTGGCCGGCCACAGCTCCGGCAGCTCCCGCCCAGCTCGACTGGCCCTCGGATTCAGCAAGCATTCTATGCTGATGTCTCCGCCATCCATAGTGGGCCTCGGGCCGAGGCTCGTATCCACAACTTCAGCCTGACGGCGTAAGTTGAGGGGTTCTGCGGTGAGAAACCTAAGTGCGACAGACCGGGCCTGGCTCGCTGGTTTGATTGACGGCGAGGGTTGCGTTAGGCTCAATCTAACAGGGCCGGCCCGTTGCACTCCTTACCTCGGTATCTTCATGAAGCACTACGCGACTATGAAGCTGGTTGCGGATATGGCGGGTGTGGTGCTACAGGAGAGGAAGACGAAGTTTGGTTGGAGTAGGGTGTACGGTATTCAGTTGACTGGTGACCGCGCGGTCACCATGCTTGAGGCCGTAAGACCTTACCTCCGAACAAAGGCGCAGGAAGCGTGGATTCTCTTGGAGTCCCGGGCGCAAATTCGTAGGCGAACGGGTAACCAGGATAGGATCACTGCTGAGGACAGAGCCTTAAGAGTGGGTTACTCCTTGGCCCTCAAGCAGGCGAAAGTAGCGTAAAGATATGAGTCAGACCTCAGTTGGACGAGCCCTTGCCAACCTCCCCGGCCTCACACCTACTGGTGTCGGGGCCGTGGGAGGGGTAGTGCTTGGTGCGAATGATGTCGGTGAGCCTGTAGTCCTTTTCATAGGGGTAGCTACGTCGAATTCCGGAATCGTTACCGAGGTAGGGGCCGACGCCAAATACGCAGACGGCTCGCTCTACATCAGTGCCGTGGATGGCGCAGGAACCCTGTGGCAGCAGCGGAACGACACGTGGACAAGTATCTAGGGGAAACAACATGTCAAGAGATTACATTACAGGAAAAGTACGCTTCCCCCAGGGGCCGGAAATTGGCACCGGGGAAGAGGACATGCAAATCGTCGAGAACGTAGACCTCATCTTCGGCGACAACGAGCAGCTCAAGTTCGGCGATGACGCCGATGTCGTGATGCGTTGGGACGGCTCCGTCTTGGAGATGTTGCCTGCGACAGACAATGCAGGCGCATTCAACATTGGCGACGGCACCACGGACATCGACCTCAAGGTCTTCCTGGGCTCCACCACAGAGTACGTCGAGTTCGACGTGGGCAACAGCCGCCTCAATATGGCGACCGTTCCCCTGAAGTGGACAGGCACCCTAACGGGGAAGGGTTTGGACTTTAACGCCGCGACCTTCGCGGCTGGGAGCTCCAACAACATTCTCTCGTTTGGTGACGGTGTGGGTTCGGTAACCATCTCCGTCACAGACTACCACTTCCTGATTCGCTTGAACGTGGTGAATGACACCAACCCGGGCTCGGGTAAGTTGTTCGCCTGGCAGTTCTTGAAGTTCGCCCAGTCCACTGAGCATCAGGCCAACCTGGACTTCCAGGGATTGGGTCTGACATGCGAGCTGTCGAAGAACATTGGCTACGCCCATGTCATCGACGCGGGGGTGAACGTCACCGAGACGTTGACTATCACGTCCGCAGCTATCGCGGGCAAGTTCGGTATCGACGTAGCCTCCGGCAAGACCCTGACTGCCCAGAATGCTTCCGTCATTCTGGTACAGAGGTCGGGTGCCGGAAGTGTGTCGCTTGGGGCTGCGAACCTTTCGTCCCTTATTGAGCTGAAGGTGTTTTCCAGTGGGGCCGTTGACTGTGCGGTGAATATCAACCCGCTTGCATCGACTTCCATAACCCACGCTTTCCAGATTGGTGGGGCTACAACAGGGCTGATTACCAACCTCTTCCGATTTGCTCGTGCTGGCGGTTCGGCTGGTATCAAGGTTGGGCCTGCAACCAACAATGCGGCCAGTGACGGGGCGATTAGAATACTGATTGATACGGTAGACTATTATATCCCGATTTTCACCGCTGGAAACACTACAGATAGTTGGTAATCGGTAGGGGGGCATTAGAGGAGGTGTATCGTGGAGTTTAAAGTAGTGGAGCGGATGATGCTTCTGAACCTGCTAGCCGGCGCCGAGGGTGACGTGACGATGCTCCGCATCGTGCGTGATGCCCAGGGCAAGCTAGGGTTTAGGGAGGAAGAGCTGGAGGCTCTGAACATCCGACAGGAAGGCAGCCAGGCAATGTGGAACGCCACCGCCGACCGGCCTGTCGAGATTGACATCGGAAGGGCGGCCCAGAAGCTCATCACAGAGAAGTTGGGCCGGCTGAACGCCGAGAAGAGGCTCACCCTCGTCCAGCTTGATCTGTACGAGAGGTTCTGCCCGGAGGACGTAGAGGAAGATGCCGAGGTACGTTAACCCCCACCTGGACTTCTACATCCGTGCCGACAGTATTGTAGCAGAGGGGCAAGTACCGCCCGAGGAACCGTCCATGCAGGAGCTACGTCGGGTGTACAACCTAGGTCTCTACACGGTGGAGGAACTTGAAGAGTTACTAGACGAAATAGCCAGCACGCTTGCGGAGTGGGTGGGGAACCACCCGCCGCACGAGTAGGGCGCCCCCGGGGAGCGGCGCAGAAATAGCCCCCCTAAAGGGTAGAACCGATAGGAACAAGGAGTAGCGAAGATGACTTGGGAACCACAGAGTGGAGTACAACTGGCAGTCGCGGCTTTGGGCGACATAGACGCCAATGAGAGGCCCCCCAACGTTGGCCTTCTGGCCATTCCTCGGGGAGCAAACTTCCGTGTCGAGGTACTGCGAATTGGATACATGGCGGAAGTGGCCGTAGTTGGCACCGGAGCTACTGTCGACATTGAGTTCCTAGACTCGTTGCTGACGGGAACGGCACTGACCACAGCAGTCCAGGCGTTCTCACTGACGAACGCTTCGGAAGACCGCGTGTTCGATGCCGACACCGCTGCCAACCAGGAGCTGGCTAACGTTCTCGGAACGCTCGTGTCTGACTTGGAGACCTACGGCCTGAACTTCCCGGCCTACACCATCACCAATCTCACGACCGACCGTGACGCCGACATTAGCGGCCCGCCAGCGGATGCGGTAATCGCCGATATTCTGGGGACGTTTATCAACGACATCCTCGCCGGCTCGCTTCCGTACTACGATCTGACCAACATCACGACCGACCGTGATGCCGACATGAGCGGCCCCCCGAGTGACCAGGTGCTTGCGGACATTCTGGCCACGCTCATTACGGACTTGCGTCCGCGTAGCGACTTGACGCTAGACTCCACAACCTCAAACCTGGAGAATGCCTCCATCCAGGATTACAACTCCCTGTTCGTTGGGAGCCAAATCCTAGAGAGTGGCGACAGTTTGAACGCTGAACTTACCCTCAACACCGTCTCAACCGTCGGTGAGGGGTACTCGTTCATCACGGAGTACAGGGTTCTCCAGCATAGTTAAGCTGGAGAACTAATTAAGGTGTGCTCATCAAGAAGCCGGCCGGTCACCTCCTCGATGCACCTCCGCCGACCGGCTTCTTGTGAGTGATTTCAGAGGAGGAGAGGAACAATGGTAAACGAATACGGCAACAGCGGAGCCCCTGAAGCGGGTGTTGTGACGCCCCAACAGCGGGGTGAAGTGACAGGCGCCCTCCCGGATCGCCAAGGCGCGGCTACACAGCTCCAGACAGAGGAAGTGACGGCATCCCCCATCGAGGAAGGGCTGGTGGGTTTTGTCGCGGCGGCGGAGCACGCTACGAGTGACTGGCTTGTAGAGGCGGGCAAGTTGGTCAAAGCCCCCATCCCCGCTGGTAGTACGTCGGGAATAGTCCCCCTGGTGCGCCGGGATGGTGACGTGTGGGCCAAGTTCTCGAATGGTGTCCTGGTGACGAAAGACCCGAAGGTCATCAAGTGGTGCGATGAGCACTCGAAGATTTGCCGTCGGTCGAGCGACCCAGTGACCAAGGGGTGGGCGACCCTTAAGGAGCTTGAAGCTCGTAAGGCGAACCGTGAGAAGCTTCTTGACGCCAGTGAGATGAACGCTGATGAGACCTTCCCGCCGGGTCTGGTGGATAACCTGCGTGAGCAGGCGGCTAAGCCCGGGAGCTCGGGCGACCAGCTTGTTGGACAGGCCGAGCAGGAGCTAGCTGCGACTGAGCCTAGCGTGACGTAGGAGGTAAACTGTGCCCATTAGAATACGCCATCTAATGGACGTGACGCTGGACGACTCGCCTACGTCACAGGCTGCGAGCCACGACTTCGAGGGTGTCTCACCTGTGAGGGTCAGTCTCTACATCCAGATTGTAAAGGCCAGCACCCCCACGAATGTCGTACTCTCCGTGGAGCTGTCCCCCGACAACGGGCAGACGCTCATTGATTACGACAAGCTCCTGACTGAGGCGGGCACCGACGCTCCTGTTGCAAGCGTGACCTACACCGCCACGGGTGATGATGTGGTGTCGCTGTCCCCAGAGGATGTGCTAGATTATATCAATGTTACGATGACCGCCACGGGCACCGACGCTACTAAGACGTTTGCTGTGGACATCTGGTTGGTTTACCTTTACTAGGGGGTCACCATGGCCTGGACAGTTGATGAGTTGCGGTCTGAATTGGCGCACCACCTTCAGGATGCGGCCCACCAGCTGGTCAATCGGCAGCAGCTTCTTCAGTTCATCAACTCCGCAGCGTGGGATGCGGCTAATGAGGGTTGGGTGATCGACCTCGAAGAGGACGAGAGCCTGACGCTTGCCGCCGGCACCTACGACTACACCATACCCTCGGGCTTCGCTTACCTCCATGAGGTCTATGTGGCGAATGCTGGGGGGACTTACGGTGAGGCCGAGCTCGTCCCCCTAAATCGCTGGCGCCTTGTCTATAACAGTAGCGCTGCGAAGCTCCGTTTCAGCGAGGAATTTTTCACCATTACCGATACCCGCTCCGTCAAGTTGGTTGGCCAGGCCCGTCCCACCTCTGAGTACAGCGAAGGTACGGACAACATCGACGCTGGGATGGAGAGCTTCATCCGCGAGCGAGCCACGATGTACGCGGCGCGGAACCTTTCCCGGCACGGGGGGCAACACGCTCAGCAGTACGCTCAGCTCGAGCAGGAGGCCCTTCAGACCAGTGAACTCATGCTCCGGCAGCAGCCCGAGCGCTTTCAGCCTAAAGAGTACGCACGCCCAGTGCCGCTGAGGTAAGATAGTGAGTACTGTAAACGACATCCGAGAGGATATTGCCAACCACCTGCATGACCCCCTGATGGTGCGGGTGCAGGCGTATCAGCTCCTAGAATTCATCAACGCGGCGTCCCACGACGCCCGGAGCAAGGAGTGGCTTCTCCTCCTGGATGACGAGACCCTACTACTGGCCTCAAGCACCTACGAGTACGACGTGCCGGCCAGCTTCGCCTACATCCATGAAGTATGGTTGGAGAGTGCGACCGGCGGCCGGTTCGACGAGCGTATCCTGCGGAACCAGTGGCGCCTCCTCCTTGTAGGTACTACACCCGCCCTGGTCTTCGATGGTGACCTCTTCACCATTACGGCCGGGCGCAACCTGAAATTGGTGGGGCACCAGCGGCCTACCGAGTACACCGCCTCCGTAGCGGGCGTCAACGAGGTACAACGTGTCAGCCACGATGGTACGGGCGGCACCTTCACGCTGAGCTTTGGAGGCCAGACCACAGCCGCCATCAACTGGAATGCGAGTGCTGCCGATGTGAAGTCCGCGCTGGAGGCGCTGTCCAGCGTCGTGTCGGTGGATGCTTCAGGGGGCGCCCTACCCACAGCGGTTGAGATTACCTTCACCGACCCCGGGGCTCAGAATGTAGCAGAGATGACGGAGGACGACTCAAGCCTCACAGGGGATACAGTGGGAGTGACGATTGCGACCGTCACCCAAGGCCGCCTTGCTTCAGGGACAGGCGCCTCTAGTATCGACACCGGCATGGAGGCTTTCATCCGAGAACGTGCCCTCTCTTATGCTGCCCGCTACCTTGCCCGGCTCATTCCCAGCGTGGCCGATGCCGTGGCTGAGGGTGTTGTGGCGGACGAGGGTGCACGGTACAGTGAACTGGTTCAGGAAAGCTGGCTCAAGAGTGAGAACCTCCTCCAGGAGCGGGGGGTGGAGTATCGACTCCATCCCAAGTCCAGAGTGGTGCCCGGGAGATAGCAGTGGC